AAACCACTCATGTGTGGATATGTAATATAATTGTCATCAAGTGCTATTACTGGTTTGCTACCTTGAATTTCCGGTAAAACACCAAGCAATGCTGCAAGACTCCAACAGGGGATTACTTCCCATGCTATCATGTTATTGACGATTTTGGAATAGGCATCCAATGAATCCTTTGCTCGTAAATACTGCACTAGTACTGGCTTGAACTCATCAACGTACATCTCCCCTTTTATAGAAGAGTTCGTAAGGTGCATATCCGCGCTCTCAAGAGGCAGAATTTCTGCTAATTTCTTTGACTGTTCAAGCGAAGTAAAAGCCTTGCATTTGTTATTTATACTTGTTTCCATATATGCTTAATGTTTTTTGTTATTTTTCCTGTTTTTAGTTGTCTATCAATTTGTATGTAAGAGTCCTCTGTATCTTTTGATGCTTGCAAGACAGAGCTATAAGTTTTGATATATTTTCCTTTCAAGTCATACATAGCAACCTTTCTTGGTTTATATACTCTTTTTACTCTTTGAACCCTTTCTTGCAATGTATTCTCGTCTCCTTTATATATCCAAATATATCCGCATTGGTAAGATACTCTTCCGCTGCAACATATACTTATGGCAGCGTGATTTATACCTTCAACTCTTTCTGCTTCTGCCATACTTTTATACTCGCGGATATAATTTCCTTCCAAATCATATTTTAAAATTGCTTTACTGTTACTATCTGCAATACGTTCTTTGCATGTGCCATAGTTTGAGTTGTATTCGGCAGTACACCACTCCAAATTGTTTACACAATTATTGGTTTTATTTTCATCTTTGTGGTTAATATATGGATAATTGTTGGTGTTAGGAATAAAGGCCTGTGCCACTAATCTGTGTACTCTTTCATTTTTTCTTTTCCCTTTACCATCATGCAACAATACAACATTATATCCATGTTTACCAACGCAAGAGGATAAAATATGTGGCGCTTTTTTACGAAAAGACTTAACCCTTCCGTAAGAAGATACTTTATAAAGTCCTTCCCACCCAACAACATCTTTCCATATTTCGTCAGTATAACTCTTCATAATTTTATTCTCCTTTCATATAGTTTTTTTGAAATTTTTCAACAAAATTGTCAATAACTTCTTCACGATGCAATCTGCCTTGAAACATAAGGTTATCATACATTAACTTCTTTAGTTTCACACAAGCTTTCTCAATAAAGGCATCAGTGCGGGTGTATTCAACATAATCTTCACCCCAAGGCATAGTACCCCACTCGTCTTCATATTCTTCACCTGATCTATCACTTGGGTATAAATAAATCTTCTCTGGTGCTTCGTTTGCTTTCATAATTCAATCTCTTTTTCAATTCCACAAAGTTTTAATGCGTGTTGGAGTTCGTGAACAAACATACAAGGTAGATGTTCAACAAAAACACGTTCTGAATCAATATAAACCCAAGGGTCTTTATATGATGTTCTATTTCCTTGTGGAAATGCAAATCCAACTTTTAATTTATCTTCTTTATTTATAAATTCATAATAGGGATAAGGATAAACGTGTTTATTAGCTACAAAGCCATTCTTTTCAAGAATCTCTGGTGTGAGATGAACTGGGTTAATATCATCACAATCCATATTTTCTGCTAATTGAGTAACTTTCATATAACGACGTTTACCACATCTTACCCAATCTCCAATCATTAATTCATTTGCTTTCATAACTTATTTTCCTTTCTGTACTTTAAGTATATTCTATTCATTTTACAATATCATCAACATTGTCATAATCATCATTAACCCCATCTATATGTACACTAATGTGACCTTCACAATCTTCATCAAGAATTCCACTAAATCTTTGGATTGTTCCATCTTTCATTATACACGCAAATGTGTGAAGATTCCAATCTTTAACTGCATCATATATATTTTCCTTTTCTTGTAAATGCCAAGTGTCCAACTCTTTTTCTTCAAGAGTGTTAAGAAAAGAAAGAATACTCTTATATCCTTTTATTACACCCTCAACTCTTTTCATTACTTCGGAATCACCTGTACCGTTTTCAAGAAGAGATAATCTTTTCTCTATCTCTGCTACTAAAGCAGATTTATCAATATATTTTTTCATAAATAATCGTAATTTAAATCTTCTAAATCAATATTGTCTGATTCATTAACAATCTGATAGTCTTGACATCTCCAGATAAATTCATCGTATGCGTTCTTTCTATCTTCTTCCCATTGTTGAGGAGCTGCTATCTCACAACAAGCCCTTTCTGCTTCATAATAATCAATAGCGGATTTCAATAAAGCATCTTGTACTTTTTGTCGTAATTTTGTTACAACGACTTTATCTATATATTGTGTCATAGTTAAATCAAATTTTCAAGTGTATACTTTAATGCTGCTTCGACGGCATCTTCGTAACATTTGTGACAAGCATAACTATCAGACAAACATGTTGGTTCCATATTTTCGTTTCTGTTTTTTATGTCAAACATTTGAAAACTCCAATCCAAGTCGTCAAGATTTATAGATATGAAAAGACCATATACTTCCCTCAACCACTTCATTGCCATTTGGTGAGTTGGTGCAGCATATACGCTTCCTGTACCAATATTACATTCTCTTGGTGAAATAAAATACCCTTGTCCGTCAGTATCATAATAACTTATGACTTCCTCATTAAATCCCTTTTCTTTAAGTAACTTTGCTACTTCAAAAGAACAATATGCTTCTTTAATCATAGTCATTTCTTTTTAAACATCGTTTCATCTCCGTATATTGACATTATTAATATAACGAAACCAATCCACGAAAATAAAGAACCTATTATAATAAACAATAATTCAGATATAGTTATTTCATACCCGCTACTTAAATTATGGTAGAAAGTCCATATTGTTGCTATAATGCCTAATATGTAAATAATCCAAAATATAATCATATCTTATTTCTCCTTATCTTTTATTTTTAATTGTTCAACAAGTTCTTTCAATTCCTTTTGTCTACGCTCCTTGCAGAATCGGCAATTGCCTTTGTGAGTTATAACTGAACGCATTTGGTAATGACTGTCCATTACAATATATTCACAACCTTGATACACTATGGTTTTTATTTTATAATCACCAACAAGGTCTATTTGTTTATTATGATAAGCCTTTACTTGATAGCACCCCACCATCATCAAGGCGGAAAGTGCTAATAGGATTAAAAATAATCTACGTTCCATATTCCATTTGCTTTATCTTTTGTTATTTCTTCTTTGACAAAATCAATATATTCAACTTTTATCACGTCAGCATCTACATCTTCCCGTAATAACTTATGTAATTTAGCAGGAGAGAAAGCTGACTTCCATCTGAGAGGGCAGAAAATAGTATAATTAGCACCCTTTTCCGTAAGGTCATCAAGCCTGTATGGAAAGCCATAAGTTGACACGAAGCCACTTGTTTCCATCTTGAACTTCTTAAGTTCATCTGGATTATTGATGTTTATCTTTCTCATATCACTTTGTTTTAATTGTTAATACTAATTGGTGGGAGGAGGTGAATCGAACACCCTACACCATAGTGGTTTAGCCATCGGATAGTAAATCCCTCTCCCAAGTTGCCCTCCGCTGAGGGCTAATGTTGAATTTTTAATAAGATGAATAAAAAAAACGTTGCCCTCACGGGTTGTAGAAAAATTAAATACAGTAAACAAAACTACTAACTAAAAAAATAAATTGAAATAAAAGATGTACGTACCTTCACAGGCGTGTCGTCAAAAACAAAATCTAAAAAAACAATATGCGATATTGAATGCAAATGTAGTTATAATTTTTACTTGCACAAAGTATATTAACATTTTTAACATCAATCCCATGTAATATTGTTTGCTTCAAACAAACTCGTTAATTCGTTTAACGTGTAGTTTCCAACACCACGACAACAGCGAAAATAACGACGTTTATACTTATTTGTAAACTCGGTCACGGAAATATTACGACCACCTTCGTTGTCCCTTAATATGCGTGCAATAGCACTACGGAGTCTAATGCTTGCATTGTTGTTTGTAATAAACACTTCTATTGAATTATCCGATTGTGCATTATTCTTCTCGGTAGTGTTTTCTTCGACAAAAGATTTTAATGCCGTTTCTATTTGCCTTTTGATATTGAACATACATTGACTAATATCCGATATGGCATCTTCCTTCTTATCGTATGGATTTGTCTCGTAATAATACTCGCCGATTGATAACGTTCCTATCCACTTGTCATCATAAACATTATCGACACTATAATACACTTTCGGATTAAAATAATTGGCAATCTTTTTTGCTTGTTCTTCCATTCTTTTGTTTCCTTTCTTTTCTTTTAAATAAACGATTAAAGCTTCAAGACACTTTTTTCTATTTTATACCATTCAACGTCATCATTCTCTAAACCCCAGAAGTCTATTAAATACTTTTCGTCTATATAATCATGCGCGACGTCATCTGGTACTAAGTATTCTGGCGTTAGTATATGCTCGTTATTCTTTTCCTTGATTGTAGCTTTCCATGTAATCATAATACACTAATCTTTTCTTGTTAAACAACAATGGTCACAACTCTTACATCTTTTTTCTTCACAAACATAGCCGTCTGGCAAGTCGAGAGTTACAACATGTTCCATGCGGACTTGATAGTTAAACGTTCGTTCCGCTTCTTCGCGTGTTTCAAACACGGGGCAATGTAGGTTGCCGTTGTTTTGATAAAATGAATCTTTCCATAAATCTTAATGTTTTTATATTATTGTTTGTTCCAACTAAGCATTCCGTAAAGATTATCAAGCGCCTCGTCTATCTTAACAATAGAATTTTTCTTACCATCACACATCGCAATAAAATTTGCGCGGCCAATACGTAACAAATCACCAATCGTATTCACGTTGTATTTGTCAAATACTTCTTCGAGCTTCCTAACACCCAAATGTCCGCGTTGGTAGTCTAAAATTAAACTTATCGGCTTGTCGTTGAAAAACGAATAAGGTTCTACAACACTTGATTCTTTTTCCTCCGTTGTTACCCATTTATAGATTTCGCCTAAAGAAGAATGGCATTCTCTTTTACTTAGCAACAATGCTTTTGCCAATTCAAGTTTTATTTCTATATTTGTCATATTTTTTTTGGTCTTTATAATCATATATATATCATTTACATTCTCCTTGTTTAACATCATGCCTGTGGGGGAAAGGAAACAATATCGTGATTCCATAATTTCCCCTTACCCACAAGTAAACTTAATTACTTGATGGGATTGGGGAGTTATTTCGAGTTATGCCAGATTTTTCAGAGGTTTCCTAACTCGGCTCGTTAGCATTGTGGCAAATGCAACTTGCTTTCAGAATCTTCGGGTACGTTGCCACCCCTGCGCAGGACTTCTTATTCCACCTATCCTCCCTTTTTCGCGCTTTCCCCGTTCCGACTTTACGGAACTGCCTCGAAGGGTTTGTTTGTTTTAGTTCGCATTATAGAGGTCGAGCGTTCAATTTCTACCGTCAAGCCCTCCTGTAACTACACGTAGTTTGGAAACTCCCAGCGAACACTACAATTAACTCTGTAGTCAAAGCCCTCGCCTTACAATACCGTCAGCCTAAGACTGGTTTCTTGCTTTTGGCTTGGAGTGAAACAAAAAGCCGAACATCTATAAAAGAAAAATCCAACTCGTGAGGCGGCACTTGTTGGAAATTCTTGATATAGTGTTCAGCTTTTAAACCTAACTTTATCCGTAAGATTTCGTTTACTACAAGTCCGCCTATCTTGTTTCAACGCCACAAAGATACGAACTATTTTTCATTCCGCAATGGATTTAATGCGATTTTAACACAACTTTAACATTTCGCGGTTATTTATAAGTACAATATCTATATATATCACACATCAAACAATTCTTTATGTACTATAACTTGCTCCGCGTTTTTCCTTGTATAATACTTAGATTGTGCCATGCTAAACAAATCTGGGTGTATGTTTTTTCGTAGTGCTTCGCAAGCATCCGAAAAGAAACGCTTACTAATCTCCATGCCATAAGCTTTTCGCCCCAAATTAGCCGCTGCAATAAGCGTGGAACCACTTCCCGCGCACGGGTCGATAACAACATCATCTGGGTCGGTAAAAAGCTCCACAAGCCGTTGTAATAGCGGTATGGGTTTTTGCGTTTCATGTATGCGTTCCATTCCTAAATCACGCACCCAATCCATACAGTTAAAAACCATCTGGTTATTATTGTTGAACTTTGGAAGTTTGTCACGATAGAGAATAAGGCCGTATTCGCAGTTCCCAACAACTTTCATATTAGCTTTTAAGACTTGCGCTGAATAATTCTTTCTGAAGACGAGATTGATATAGTGCTTGAATCCATATCGCTTTGCAAGTTCGATAAGGTAGAATTGCTGCATAAACTCGCAAAAAACAATCATACATGGTGATGATGATTTTGTACGTCCTCCACGCTCTTTTGGCTCTTGCTTTAACATTTGTGCTGCAAAGTGCATAAACTCTGCAGGCTTGAAGTTTTCGTCCGTCACAAAGAATGTCTCGCCAGCCTTGTCGCTTTCGCCGTTTTTATTATCCCCATTTTTATACCAAGTCGGGTTGCTACCGTAAGCATTAGCACCAATGCAATTCCCACTAAAACATATAAGGCCGTTTCTTCTCACTAAAAAAACACTATTCCTTTTGAGTGTTAAACACCACATCAAATCGTTATATCCATCCACGATTTTTCTTTTCCCGTATTTTATATTGCGTGATTTTGGATTATATTGAAAATAATAAAGTGTTCCCGTTTTTGTTTCTTGTGTGCGTATTTGACATATTGTTCCAAGTTTAAGTGCAACTTCTTGAAGTCCAATTATAAGGTTTTTAGACATAGAACTTATCCTAATTCCTTGTCCATTCGGATGACTATCACCAAACGTATATGCTTCCCAAAAAATGGTTAGATAATCTTTCGGCAAATCTAATATCCAACGAGGAATAAACTTATCCCTGCTTTTCCCAAATTGCGAGAGATAAGAATAAAGTTGCTTTGAATATATGTTATAATTAGCCGTGTTTTCACCAATGCTTTGGTGTTCGGAATAATCAAATGGCAAAGCGTTTAAGATTTCAATAACTTTATCACGATTATTGTTATGTTGCTTTATACTAACAATATAGCCTGACCCCGATTTTGTAGTACAACCATCAGCAAGCCACAGTCCAAAGAAACGCAACCATGATATTGTATCGACCTTTACACCTTGCGTCATGTGGTACTTCTGTGTTTTCCCATTGTGTTTTATTTTAACGCTTGGAATTTCCACATAATCCACAATGTTTCCACCACTCCACTTATAACCGCTTCGTGGGATTGAAGAAGCCTCCGTTATATTTTCTGCAATACGTATATTCTCAACATATATTCTTTTTCTATTGCGCATTCGTTCACCGTATTTAAGGTTTGGGATAAATTTCCCTATTGTGTAACACCGATGCTTTGATGATACAAATAAATTCAAATCGGGAGTGCTAAAACTTATCATTGGTTCATCGCAATCACGCACTATTATGTTTTCAATACCGCTATATTCCATTTCTTGTGTTTCGTGATTAAGCGACAAAACTTCATCATCCATTGTGATTTCATTGTAATGTTTCCACCCATTGCGAGTAAAACATTCTGTTTCCACATCATAACAATATGGAATATCTGTGAGTATAAGTTGCGCTTTCGGCAATCCAAGTCTTTTGAAGTCTTGAAAACTTTGATTAAATAGCCCGACGCGATTGTTTAATATGCGGAACTCGGGGTCTTGTACCGACTTTACGTCTCTAATATCTAATTTCATATTGTTATATATATTTTATGTTTACAAAAATCTTTCATCCCATCGCCACCTAAAACCACCGCAAAAGTTCCTTTCGCCCGCACATACTTTGCGTATGTTCCTTGCTATGATTCCAAGTTTACGCGCGGCACTTGCGCTTGATTTGTACCAATGTAGCCGTTCCCCGTTTTCGTCCATTTGAATCACTGGGCGTTGATTTGGGTTATAACAATTCTTGTAATCGTTCTTCTTTCGGTTCTCCATTAGTATGGAAATCATTTTCTTTCGCCTTTCCTCCGTGTATCCTTGCTCTTTCCAAGACTTTCCTTTGTTCCACGGTCTGTTTCCCTTTTTAAATCGTCCGTCGTTCTTTACTTCGTCTCCAAAATGTAATGTGTAAGCTAAATCATTCATTTTATTATTATTTTGATTCCTTTGTATATCAAGTAGCATGCAACGACTATATTACATACACATATAACGTATATTGCCGTCGGTTCTAATTCGAAGTCAAAGTATGATTTTTCGAATAGATTTATTCCGAGGTAGAAGCACGTTAGTTTGTTGTAGATGCACGTTTCGATTGCGATACTTATTATAGATAACACAACAAGCATTTGTATATCATATTCGACATATCTTCCTATAAGGAAAGATATTTTAGTATTCAATATAACGAAGTCATCGTATAGCACGTAATTGTCGAATAACAACGCAAAACAACATTCTATATAATTCAACAAAACTATTCCGCAAACAACAAAAGGAAGAATTTTACCTAATCGTATGAGTATTCTTCTAAATTTGTTAATCATGTTTGCGTTTAATTTTTACCTTTAAAACAGGTGCTGCAGAACGTGGCATTTGTGCTTTCATCCGTGGTATCGTGTCAATACCAGACTTATCAACACGAGTAGCGTCGTTCTTGTGGACGAGTCTTGCGCTCTGCTTGAACTTTATCCGTCCACGTTTCTTTTGTTGTCTTTTCTTTTTCGGTCTCGCCATCTGATATTATTTATTGTTGGGACAAACGGACTCGAACCCCTACTAATAGAACCAAAATCTATTGTGCTAACCATTACACCATGTCCCATAAAAACCGCTACTACTTTCACAAGCCTTGCGGTGCAAAAATCAACTTAAAACTATTCCTATGATTTATTATCTTTCACAGACAAATCAAGGTAACTAACTAAAAACACAAGAATTTAATATGAAAAATCAATGCAAAAATACGCATTTATTTTTGATATGCAAAATTTATTAAGCATATTTATATTTTTCCTTTCATTCCGCCCCGTTGTTAAAATTTCAAACGAACGCGCGGCGGCGGTGTTGATTGTGAACAACTTTATTCATCATCGTCGTCGTCTTCAACTTCGTAGTCTTCTTCGCATTCGTCCCAACCCATTTCGTGCCTTATGTGTTGTATGAACGCCAAACACGAATGACATTTGCAATCGCAATACGGATGCCTACGGCAATACTCGTCTAACTGATATTCGTCCATAATCAATACTCGTTAATAATATTCTCCAAACTTTCGATTACATCACGTAGATTATCAAAAGCATCTTGAAGTTCGTCCGCGCATTCTTGTATCCTCTCCCCACGTTCGGTTTCCTTTAGGCCATCCGATAGGTTGTCGTATGCACTTTGTTCTTCTTCTTGTACGAAATAAAGGTCATCACTAACTTTGTTGAGGCTATCGATTATTCCGTCAATAGTATTTCTTCTTTCTTTGTTCATAGCTTAATTCTATTATTTGTTATACACTTCGTTTGCACGTTCAACAAGCTTTCGCCTACATTCAGAGTCAAGGTTAGCATACCATTCTAATTGGTCGCCACCGTCTATCCTGCACACCTCCCATTTCTTAAAGATGTGCATGCCAAGATTCTCGCCATAAATCCTTACAGCCTCTTCCCTGCACCAGTCGTTAAATACATAGTACATGAAGTTGTCTACAATTTTGTAATCCATAATGTTATTTTGTTTAAAATTATATTCGTTGTTGTATCACGCCTGTAAGCGCATTTCTTTTGTCGGGTGGGTAGTTATCCCACAACAACAAAGAAACGCCGTTAGAATGCCTTAGATGTTGTTTAAATCGATTTCGTGCACTTGTGTATACGTTAGCTTGCCACGATAGCCGCGCCTTGCAAGCTCTTCCATAAGCTCACGCGGTGTGAAATCCTTAAGGCGAATATTCTTTGCCTCAATTAGTTCCTTCTCAAGCTCACTGACTTTGTTCTTGAAAGCGCGTCCTTCGGATATTTTTCTTCCGTTACATTCCTTGCACGAACGAGCCATGCCATACTTGTTTCTTGCAAAGTGGTCGATGGTGAGTTCACGACCACATGTCTCACATACTCTTGTTTCCATAATCGTTTTAGTTAGAAGATAATACATACTCGGTTACATACTTGCCCGTTTCGGTTTTAATCTTACAGGCGTTAATGTTCATACCACGTTCACGAAGGTCGTGGATGCGGGATGCGAGCCGCATGCATCCAAACAACCGCAACGCATCAAGACTCGTAAGGGAATAACCCTTGTTCAACCACTCGGCAATCATGTTGCACTGCGACATGCTTTGCTCTTTGTTCTCGTTAACGTTAACCATACTATAGTCTTATTTGTACAACAATAATAAACGTTCTGCAATAACTTTTTTATTGCATTCGTCACAACACTCACCTTCGTTCATAATCGGCCAAGGGTTGTTACCATAGCCAGTGAACGACTTACCACAAATGCAGCATACTTTTTCTTTCATTTTAATTATTATTTTGTAAAACAATCAATCGTACTCGCATTAGTGTCGAAATAATCACTCATCTTAACGTCGGTAGAACCACCAAGAAATCGGATGATTTTCTTAAGTGTATCCTTAACGACCTTTGCCTTGTATCCTGTCCACATCACCTTGTCGTCTTGTATTTCGTTTGCTATAGCAAGCGACGTTTGGTAACGTGAAACATCTAATCCGAACCTATAACCAGTTATCATAGCAAATTGGCGTTCGGACATCCCTACGCCTTTTGCAACGTCTATTTCTTTCCCCATATTTTTTTAATTTAAATTGAATGTAACAACTCACGATAGCCATCTTCTTTGACTTCATAAGTGAGATAGAATTCCCCTTTCTTTGTCTTACCTAAAAGGTAGTAGTACCTTGACTTACTAACCTCGTTACCTTGTGCATCATAATACTTCATAGTCAATATATTTTGATAGGTTTCATATTTTCAAACTTTCCGTTAGCTACACATTTGCAAGCATCGGCAAAACGCTTGTAGTATACGTACACCCACATTTCGTCCTCGCGTTCTCCGTTGAACTGCGAGTTAACTTCCCACGTTCCATCATCCCACAAAACGATATTAGCATAATGTGTCCATGTTTCCGAATTGACCGAGACATCGGAAAGCTTGCATATCTCAATCGTATCAACATTTCCATTCATGTCACACAATACGTCAGCACCGAATGTGTCGTCAAAATATTTATTTAGAATGCCGTCAATCTTCCAATTGAAGGCTTTCTTTTTCATTTGTTTGAACTGTTCGTAATTATAGTATTTCATAATCTTTCTTTGTTTTTAGTTTATTACTTGATTTCTTATCGGCACATCCGCGCCTCCGTGTTGATTGTTAACAGTTTATTTGTTCCAGCAACCACCAATAAGATAGAAAAAGAATCCGATAAATACGATTATTGCCATAATGATTTTGTTTTAAGTTGTTATTTGGTTAAGTTTAACACACACTATAATAAGACTTCTTGAACGCCTGCATGTAACTCCTAAATTTCTGCTCAACGTTCGGCGCATTGAAGTCCCATCTCTCAAACAAAGATGAATCAAACATCTGATACTCTTGCATTCTTTCAAGCATGTTGTTAAGATGCGGTCTTTTGCAATTAACGATAGACCAATTCCATTCGCTCGGGTTGTCCGATTTAAGTTGCTTGAACTCCTTACGCACAACCTTAATGAAACCTTGCACGTCTTTAGAAGCGTGATGGCCATTCCTCTTTGATGTCCCCTTTGCCGCCTGAACTTTCGCCTTTTCTTCTTCGGTTTTGTTCTTGTAATTAAGACGGTATATTTCGTTTGCAGCACCCATCTTGCAACCTTGCGCCTTCTTGACCGCGAGAGCCTTCTTTGTTCTATCTGATACCATTTCCCGCTCGTATTGAGCAACGGCGGCAAATACACCTAGTATCATTGAATTGACAACGGGCATATCCGTAAAGTGAATGTCTATGCCTGTGTTAATTACCTTGAAAGTAAACTCCACATCCCTGCTCATTCTGTCCAACTTCGCAATTACTAAGCTGCAACCATTCTTCTTGCAGTAGTCAATCGCTTGCCATAGACCCTTTCTGTCACGATGCGTACCACTTTCTACATCCATAAATTCTTGGACTTGCTTTCCTTTGTTTTGTTTGATAAAGTTCTCGCACATATTCCTCTGTGCAGAGATACCAAGTCCTTGTGCGCCTTGACGCTGAGTCGAGACGCGAAGATAGGTTACATATTGTTTCATTGTTTATTATTTATATTTAATAATTATTTATTACCCGTGCGTGCGCGTTAAAGACCGTTATGAATCATTACGCGCCTTCGTATTTCCGTCGTATTCATAAGCAATTAAAATAAGACAATATTTTGATGTTACTAACCCAGAAAGATTTCCAAAACTTAGGAAATAGCTTACCGCTTGCATAAAGCAAGCCACACCAACACAAACCCACAAGCGACAACCAACCGCCACTGCAAGTAAGTACGGTGGCTACAAAGAGAACCGCCGTACAAACCAGATAATTAATTACACTCTTCATATTTTATAACTTGTCTAAACCTATACCTTGTCCATAAGTACAATACCCGAGAAACTTTGCCGTCGTCTTATCCGTAAACTCTTTGAATTGCTCTTCGTTCATCTTAAATCTACGACCACAAGACGGAAGCATAACCCACTTCTCGAAATTATATTTAATCGAAGCGTCATGAATATAGTATTCGCCTAATTCATTAACGATACCGATAAATCTTTGTAATTCTTTTTTGTATTTCATATTAGTCAACATAATTGTAAATAATATTCCATTGCTTTGTTGTGGTCTTTATGAGACTCATCAAACCAATCAAAGTACAAGCATTTCGCGTCGAGGTAGAGCGTGCTATACATCCTTGCGTAATTGTAATTACCACGCGCAATGTTCCCAAGCCTTCATATTTAGCACAATAATAATCTCCGCAAAGAACTCAATGTCGTCATGCCAATTCGTTAGTGCATTGCGCAATGTGTCTGCAATGGCCGACATACCCTCAACGCCAACACGCCACTCGGCGATAGAGAAGTCCGACGTGTAGGTTGTCTTGCGCTTGTAGTCACTACGCAAATTGCGTTCGAAGTTACGCTCGTACCAATGTGCATAGGCGAACACCGCATGACCTCCAAACTCATCCACGAACGGCTTGATCTGCTCACTCATGTCGTCGCTTGTGTGCTCCTTTACAAAAGCACACATTTCTTCAATCATCTTGTTTAATTCTACGTTTTTCATATCATTGTAGTGTTAAAGTATTATACAATCATCTTCGTCGACCTCGTACCACGATGCAAGTAGGTAGTCCTCTTTGTTGTCATCATAAGACACATATTGACAATAAGTGCAACCTACAACATCATCGCCATCATCAATAGACCAATGTCTAAACGGCATGCAAAATTCGGCTAATGTCAAAACCGAACTAACTGCGTTACATTGAAGACATAGTCTTTTGAATAAATAACCATAGCGCCATTATTAACGTGCGCCGTGATTGAAAAATTAAGGGAATTATATACCTGTTGACTGAAGTGAAGATGTCAATAAAAGCATGTATTGTTGGAACACAAGAAAAGCGTCCCGATTGGAACGCTTTGAGGATATGTTCAACAAGTCCATTGGAGTGATTGTTACTTGGAGTTAATTAAGGCTGTGTAAGGTTGCTTAAACATCAAAACCGTGTTCCATTTTTAGCCTATTTGTGGTTTCGTCATCATAATACTTCCCTAAACTATCTTTATGGATGAAAAGGTGTTCATCGCAAGCCTTTGGAATCATTCGAAATTTCTCATACCCTAATTCATTCATAACAGTATCAAGTTCGTGTAAATTAACCCCATTACCACGTGTGATAATTGTTACCATATCGTCACTTGAATAAAAATCGGCAACCATCGCCCCACCACCTAAAGAATTATCAAGTTCCACTTGTATACGTTTACTATCAAAAACTCCTTCTTTTAATACCTTCTTTACAGACTCTTTCACGATTCTACGAAGGTCACTTTCTGTTAATCTTGTTATTCTCTTCATATTTCTTTATATATGTTTGTTTCGTTATTATAATAATAAATATCACAAAGTTTATAAAACTCTTAAGTCAACAGGTATATAGTTTCCAAAATTAAACTTTGCCATTTGTCATTTTTTATTTAAGGATTTCAATACACTCTTCGGTTAAGGAGTCAATCTCGTTGTAAACCTCTTGCGGTGCAATTAGATTAAATATTCTACCATCATACCAGCTACGCGTCCATGATTTGATATACCAAGCGTATCTCGTTATAAATGTATCGACATTAAAGCCGATAACATGAACTTCAAAACTTATCATATCAATAAATATTTATTTTCATTTCCTTGTATGGATAACCACCCGTAACTTCATTGAGAGTTTCAAGAACTGATGACCAGAACTTGTCGATTTTCTTAGCCAAGTCCTCGGTATTCTTAAACTTAGACTTCCTCATCCAAGTCTTTCCGATAGCCTTGTGCGCTTTCTTGATGCTACACATGGCGAGGTTGGACTTTCTTTTGTCTTCATTCGTCAACCAAATATGGCCGCAAGATGCGCATTCAACCGTCATCATTGCCATGTCTATTCCGAACGTAACGTACACACTGTTTTCCGCAATCCCATTCGGCCAATCCTCTCGTCTAAGCGCGTCAAGTGTAACGTACTGAACCTCTGTGTAGAACTCGCCGAAACCAAAACTACGAATCGGAAGGCTTTTCTTATTCAACTCACATACTATGTTGTTCCAATATTCTTTACATGTCATAATCCTTTTCTCCTATCAATTAAAATGAACCACATATAATTTATCATTAGTGCAATCCTCATACATGAGGTTTCCGTTAACGGTCTGCCAAACGCGATATTCGTGCGTTTGTGTTTTATCATACCAACAATACGCGCCACCCGACCAGAACCATTGGGAGTCAACGGGGCGAATAGCATTGCCAACCCACTTCAAGCATTCGGCATGATACGAAGAAAGCTCATCCCATAACACAGCCTTGAAGTTTTCTTTAAGCTCTTCGTCTATCTCATAGAACGAAAAGTTCTTGCTCGATAATACTGTCATAATCTTACTTGTTTAATAGTTTGAAACCTGCCTGCGCCGCATAATAGAACTGCTCGGCATTCGTGCGACACGGGTTTGTGCTTTTGAACTTGAATATTTCACACGACTTGAAGACGACGCGCAACTGACTGTCTGGCTGTGCGTAGTAACTCTTTGTAAGGTCAACACCATTCTCGGTGAGAACCTTGGCGTACATCATACGCTTTTCACTAATCTTACTCATATCTCACTGTGTTTTAAGTTAATAAAATTCGTAGCGGCGGCGGAGTCGAACCGCCCGACAACACGCGTTGTCGCCACGCCACAAGTGAACCGCCCGTTGATTGTGAACAACTTTTTACACGAGCTTACGAAGCCAAGACTCGCAGTTCGCAAGCATCCTGTTCAACATAACCTTGTCGTCACCAACGATGTTGCGACGGATGCGGCAACGGAGGCTTGTGCTCTCCTCGTTGTAGTAAGTCTCGGCACTACGCTTTGCCCTTTTCTCGTCCGATGCAACGCGCACGTTTGCTGGCCATACCAACCTCGCCGTCCATCCATCCTTGGTGGCGAACACGAACCCCAACCGAGTTCCATGTACGCGGTCAATCATGCCTGTGTGTGTGCCCGTCTTGTCCGTCACATCGACAAATTTACCTACCCACACCTTGAGGTTTTCGTCGTCTGGTGTAGCAACCGCCATAGTGTTGTTAGTCACTTGGGTCTCACCTTCACTAACAAGACCCGTTATCTCCTTCAAATACTCCAAATCTTTTGCATTCATTGTTTTCATTGCTTTTAATGTTTTTAAATGTTTTGTTTACTTTGTTATTTTACTCGACTTATCGATGAAGAGTTTTTCAAGCTCCTCGACCGTCTTGATGTTCTTTGCATCATAGAAGCTCAACGCAACGTCATACGTTACGTTGTTTCTCCTCAGATACTCCCTAAGATCGTACCCATCCATGCTTGAACCCACCGAGTGCCATCCGCACATTTCACGATAACGGAAACCAAACCTACGATTCCACGATGCACTCAATAATGGGAACGCCATCTTTAACACGTCAATGTGTTGCCCTGCGTCCTTTAGCTTTGTTATGAACCCTGTTTCCTTTCTTCCGCTTGTGGCGCAGTTGCTTGCGTACAACTGCACCCGATAGCCTTTGCGCTCCAACGACATGATGCACGACACAACCCTTGCGCTCACATGAGCAATCTCGGTAGCAGACTCGTATGCCCACGTATTGCAACCATAGATGACGGTTAACACTTTCTTGTTAATCTTTTTCTCGACACACCATAGCATGTTATTCGGAACGCCAGCCAAGTAGTTAGGAACATGTGGCGCGAACCCTGCAACCCGCGTGACAATCTTTTTCTTTACACCCGCTGACGGAATGTGTATGTCGAGCTTTTCACTACCTTTGAGCTTTTTTGCAAGTTCATCGTCACCACGCTTTATGCGGTCAACGGCTTCGTCATAACTCGCCGACCCGTACCATTCTGGGTTGGACGTGGAGTTGCTCTCGTACCCACCGCTTATTCGGTTGAGGTCGCGCACCATAGCATCAATGCTTTCGTACTTCTTAAACATTGTATTTCCCTTTCTTTCGTTACGTTAGTATTTAAGGAAGTGTGGTTTTTACCACACCTCCTCGGTCTTCATATGCTCGATGCACTTCTTCATCGCCTTTGCCCAGCGGTTACGCTTGTTTTCAAGGTGTTCGTAAAGGTTGAGCGCATCGTCGACCTCCTTCTCCTGCAACACGCTACCACGCAGCAAGTGTGCGTCATCGTTATTGCACGCGGCCTGCAACGTTGCAAGGTCGGCACACTGCCTATATGAGAATAGCTGGGAAATACCCGTTTCGCGTGCTGCCCTGCGGAGGTCTGCGCCAAAGTTGACAATCTCCTCGTCACCGCCCGCAATCTCCATCATGACGTCACGGCTATAGGTCACCACCTCAAAGAAAAAGCGGTTCTTGAACGATGTGTCCTGCATCTGACGCGCGGTGTACTCCAACGTTGCACCCGTCATACGGGTGTTGCCCGCTGCAATCACTCGGAAATTCTCGTGTGCCTCGATGTTGCCGATAACGGGGAAGTCGAAACGCTTGTTGGCAATTGCATTGTTTAATACAACCAACGCCTCTGGCGCGCTTGCATCCACCTCATCCAAGAAGAACACGCCACCGTTGGCAAAAGCCCTATAGAATGCCGTTTCTACAAACTTTCCCGCTGCGTCACCATAGCCCTTCAACTCGTGGGCGAACATCGCCTGCGAGGTCTCATAATAGTCAAGACCGAGCGCCTCGGCAATCTGCTTCGCTGTGTACGACTTACCCGAACCCGCTGGGCCGTACATGTACAACGGCTTGCCCGCCTGAACTAAGTTACAATATATGTCGAAATTTTCTGCCGTTGCACCCGACACTTTGTGCCGACCCTGCGGAGACACGACCTCGATAGTCTTCGTGCCGAACGAACGGCCACGCTCAGACCACTCGGTCATTTTGACTTCCACAACGCGCTCTGCGGCCTCCTCGGCAGCCTTCTTTAAGCCCTCTTCACTCACCTTCGCCTCGGGACGAATAATCTCAGCCAAACGACTTGCATACACAAAGATGTCCTCGCCCATCGTGCCATACTTTGCTGATAGCTCTGCGCGCAAAGCCTCCGCGTCAACGCCAGCGTTGAGCTCGCTTGCGATCGCCTCGGCTTCTTCTGCTGGGATGGACTTCACTTCGACCGCTTCAACGGACGGCTCGGTGGGCGGCGTGTTGAGTGTGAACGCGGACTCCTGCTCCTTCGACTCTGCTTTCGGTGATCGCGGTGCTTTCGGTGCACGCGGCTTGCGCTCCTTGCGCTCCTCGGCCAGCTCCCAGCCGTCAGCGACCTTGAGGTACGTACCGTCACTTACATGCTCGTCGAGCACGAGGCACACATTCCTGTTGAAAAACTTCGTGCCACAGCCTTTGCCGCGCACCTGGAAGAAGATACGACCGTCGCGCATCTTAAGGTTTGACACGTTGAATACTTCACCCGTACTAATGTTTCTGAACTTCATAATAAAATCTCCTTTGTTTTTAGTTAATAATTATTGTTTGCTTACTTTAAGAAAAAATCCACGTTTTCGTTATAGAAATAGACGTCCATCACTACTGTGGCCGTGCTAAACATCACGCACACAAGAGCTAAAAAGCATCCGCCTGCGCACCACTGTTGACCTGCTCGCGCGAACATGGCTGCGAGCGCCAAACACAACACACACATGAAGAAGCCGATAACGCTCAGCACTATTATTGCAAACCAGTTACGCATGATGACGCTCCTCCTCCGTATTTACTAATTCGACACTCTGGACTTCGTCCTCATTCAATTCGCCACACTGAGCCATCACATCACAGGCGTCCATAAGAGCCTCGTTAACATTATAACCGATCCCACTCTGTAACACTGCCAGCCCGCTGACAAGTGTAACCTTAAACAAAAATGCTTTCATTTTCTTTATGCTTTTAGTTAATAATTTTGCGACCTAAAACGGATGCAGCGCGCACACACTGCACCCGTAATAACGCACCGAGCCTGACGCCTATTTATTGCTTTTCACTGCACGCTCGGTCGTGCACATTTTCCACATGGCTATAATTATACCTGCTCGAAGGTGATGCTGCTACTGCCGTCTGCGGCGTGCTCGGTCTTCTTAATGTACACCTCGCCAGAGGCCAGCAGGTCGTTATAATGCTTTTCTGCTACCTCTGCCTCCTTCTTTGCAAGACCTAACATGGCTGACTGAATGAGACCTTCGAGAATGAGCCCGTCATCCCACATATCGGGAGTAGCCAGCACGCGCCTCTTCACTGCGCGGAATTTGACCTCGCCCTTCTTATTGACAGTGCGCTCGTATATGTTCACCTCCTTCTGTTCGCCCTTCTCGGTCGTGACGGTGATCTTTGCAGCCTCGTCCACATACAGACCCATAACGTCCCTCCCGTCTACATTCAGACGGAGCTCGTCTGACCAGCCTGCGCAGATAGACTTAAATTTGAAGCTATCCACATGGAGCGCCTCACATACCTCTTCGTATTGCTTCTCCAGACCCTGAAGTGCTTTCAGCGCCTGGTTGAATGTGCCTGCACTTTTGTGGACAGGTGCACACTTTGTGCGCAAATTGTTAATTACTGCGAATTCGTTTACTCTCTTGCTGTTGTTTTCATTCTTCTTTGTCATAATTTTGACCTCCAATTTTTTTGTTTTAAGTTAATTAAATAAATAGTTACTATAAATAGCGCCTCGGGCAAAAGTCGCGAAAACTCCCGAGGTCTGCGCCTACCCTGCGGCCTGCGCTTTTCTGCACATTTGTTAAATAAACACATATACAAAAAACCTTTGTTTATTTCTTTTGCACCTTTGTTTTTCACTGTCAAAAGCTACTCTTTTTAATCAAAACTAAACATATAACATGTCACAAAGTACAAAATGTTTATAGTGCAAAGATAGGCAGATGGACTGCCGTTTAAACTATCTTTTTTTGCAGCCTAAAAAAATAGGACTTGCTTGTATCAATTATACGTAAATGTGTGGGCGTCACCTTCATTTAGGTATATTTGCCGAAAAAAGAAAATTACTACGAATGTCTGTTTTGCCAATTACATCTAAAATACAATTTACATCTGTCACATGTTTTTTGTTTCTTACTTTTAGAAAAGCAATAAATCTTTGTTTTTTGACGGAGAGGTAAGCATGTATAAATAACTTTTTCAACCTTTTTATAACACTTAAAAAAAGTGCTTTTTATGTCGGCACTCCCGACTCCCGTTAACTCTTTAGCAATACACAAAGAAAACACTCCTTTATTTGCTTTTTTCGTTTTTCAATATGTCAAAGAACTTGTTGGGTATTTTTGAAACGGCCACCCTCCGTTTTTCGTTTGCAAAAGTAATATGAAAAATGACATGAAAACTTTAATTTTTGATACGAAAACTATAATTTTTGATATTTGTGTTATTTCCCGTATTTTAGAATAATTTATTTCGCAAAAAGAACAAAATAACACAAGCACGGGAAAATATTGCACAAAACGGGCTAAAATGTGCAAAAAATCAATATGGCCTAAAAGTATTGCGTAAAAATTACGCGCAATATACATTATATATAAACAATATTATGTAATAATATATTAGTGTATTATTTTAATAGTACACTATTTATTTAGTACATAAACAAAGTACATTTAAACATGTACGTAATTATGAAAGAATGAAGAAAAAGAAAAATAAATATATATACATATACATATTGCAAACAACATGATTTTTTTATTTAGGCCGAAAACGAAAGATCGGGAAAAAATAAGGAAAACGGGAAAACGGGAAAACATATAATTTTGTAAAGATTTTTACATATTTTTTTCAAACGAACACATGCAAAAAATATAAAATCGGAAAAACGCCACGTTTGGCCACATAAGCAAAAAACGGGGGAGGGGGGGGGGATAATAGGTCGGCGGAAGTTATATGGTGCAACTCCCCTTCTTTTTTTAAAAATTTTTTTCTGAAATTTTTTTCTTCACTTCGTGTTTTTCGTCGTTGTGTTTTCTTATGTATTTTGTATTTCGTCGTTGTTTTGTGTTTTGTTCTTATGTGTTTAGTTATGTAGAATTCGTTTTAAGCGCGTTTTAAGCCGTTCTGGCGCGTTCTTTTGTGTGTTGTGGGTACTTATTAGTCTAGTGTGTAGATAATCGTTTGTAGCGCGTTTAAATGCGTTTTATGTATTTTTGTGATAAAATATTTGTTGTAATGCTTAAATATGTTTACTTTTGCGTATTGTTATTTTATATTAGTTATTTTATGATTAGTGAAGAATTAGATAAGAAGATTACTCGTAGTTGTTTATTGATACGTAAGGCGTATCGTCATTGTCGTCATCGTCGTAGTAAGTTAGAGGTATGTATTAGTGGTGGTAAGGATAGTGATGTATTGATAGAGTTATGTAAGATGTCGGGTGTTTGGGGTGGAGAGTGGTTGCGTCCTTTACACAAGAGTACGTCGATAGACCCTCGTGGTACGTTATCTCATGTCAAGTCTCTTGGTGTTGAGGTTTTGCGTCCTCGTTTAGATTTTCGTGGTTGTATACATCGTAGTGGTTTTCCGAATCGTTATATTCGTCATTGTTGTGGTGAGTTGAAGGAGTATGCCGTTGAGGATTATGCTTTATTAGGTATTCGTCGTTGTGAGAGTGTTAGTCGTAGGAAGTTATATTTAGAGCCAGAGCAGTGTCGCACATACAATGGTCGTGGCAAGGCGATACAGTATTATCCCATATTGGATTGGTCTAACGATGATGTTCGTGAATTTATAGAGTGGCGTGGTATCAAGTGTCATCCGTTGTATTATGATGCCGATGGTGTTTTTCATGTAGAGCGTCGTTTAGGTTGCATGTGTTGTCCTTTGTCTTCGTTCAAGCACCGTATAAGTGAGTTTATGGAGAACCCTCGTATGGTTCGTTTTTATCTTCGTGCTGGTTTAGTATATTGGGATAGTCATCAAGATTCTTCCGTTCGTAGTCGTTATCGTGATGTATACGAATGGTTTGTTAGTGATGTATTATGTAAGGATTACGATGATTTTCTTCGTCGTTTCCGTGGTGATGGTGATTTGTTTGGTGCGAGTGTTGATTGCAAGGTATATTTAGAAAACTATTTTGGTATAGGTTTGGATTTTTAGATTTTCTCGCGCGCGTACACACGCGCATGTGTGTATAAATATAATACTTATTTAATAAGTGTATAGTTTAAATTAGTAAATACATTTAAATAAGTTAAATATGTTGTAGTTTGTTAATAAATTTGCAATTTAGTGATTTAATATATTATCTTTGCATTACGTTTTACAATGAAAACAAAGAAATATATTTATGAAAGTTAGTGAATTACCGAATGACTTATTAAGTAAGTTACGTGAGCGTTTTGAGTCTGACCCGAGTGTTCGTTCTTTGCGTGTTCGTGTTGAGATGTTCAAGCGTGAAATGAAGTTTCGTGAGGCGTTGTCGTTGTCTCGTGATATAGAGTCGTTGTTTGCCCAGGTTGTTGACGAGTATGTTTCCAATGCCGCTTGTGAGGTGGAAAGGGTTGAGATAGCTACGATGGATATACCGTTGTTGGCCAAGGAGGAATTGATGTCGTTGTTATTGGTATGTTTCATGTGTGCTGATATTATTGAGACGTCGGTGATGGACATGGATGACATCTTGCATCGTTATGACAAGTCGATGTACATAGAGATGTTCAATGACATTCGTGATGTGATGTCTTTGTCTAAGGACAAGTTACGTTATTTGCAGGAGAACACGGGTTACATGCGTGATTTGGTTTGGGCAGACAAGTGTGACAACATGTACGGTTTAATGAAGAGCAAGGCGCGTTCTATCATGCGCAAGCGCAAGGAAGACCCGAATTACGGCAAGAACAATGCTTAGTGTGTTTATTAAATAATATTTGTTTTATTTAATTTTGTTATTATTATGAAGTACAAGGATTTTAGTCGTGTTCCTTCATGGAAGCGTGATTTAGTGCGTAAGATTGGTTTGTTTGGCCTTAGTGATTTACGTCGTTTGTCGCCTATTGGTGATTTAGGTTACGCGAACGGTTGGTATTGGAATACCGACGGTTGTAGTGGTTGGATGTATGGTGACATGGAGAAGGCAGTCGTGCACGCTTTTGGTTGTCAAGGTTTTAGGTTTGACAAGGGTTGGGATACGGGTTATCGTCGAACCGACCATCATTATTATTGTTCCGAGTTAGGTTTATCTTATAGTGTAGATAGTAGTGATTAGTTTTATGATAGAGCTTGATACGATATACAACATGGACTGCCTGGAGGGGATGAAAGCCATTCCCGACGGAACGATTGACGCGGTGATTTGCGATTTGCCGTATGGGGTGCTGAATGGCGAAAGCGAGGGCGGCTCATGGGACACGATAATCCCGTTTGAACCGCTATGGGCTGAATATCGCAGAGTATGCAAGCCTACTGCAGCAATCGTGCTGTTCGCTCAGGGAATGTTCACGGCTGATCTCATGCACAGCAATCGGAAGATGTGGCGATACAATCTGATATGGAAGAAAGGCGATAGGGCAAGCGGTTTCCTCAATGCCAACCGAATGCCATTGCGCAACCATGAAGACATCGTAATCTTCTACGACAAGCTGCCGACATACAATCCGCAAATGCGAACGGGATTCCCGAACCACACACGCGGTCATGGTGGCGGCAAGTTGAAGAACGGATGCTATGGCAAGTTCGACCCGTGGGCACGTTCCGATGTCATTACGACTGAGAAGTTCCCATTGTCAATTATCGACATCGAAAAAGAGCACGATGTAAACAAGCAGTTTCACCCCACCCAAAAGCCCGTTGACCTGTTGCGCTATCTCGTTCTCACCTACACCAACGAGGGCGACACGGTGCTCGACAACTGTATGGGCAGCGGCACGACGGCCATCGCTTGCATCAAGGAAAAGCGGCATTTCGTCGGCTTTGAATTGAGCAAAGACTACTACGATATGGCTTGCAAGCGCATCGACTGGGAACAAAGACAACTCACATTATTCTAATTTTTCAACAATTAAAAAAACAACAAGCAAGATGAAGAACAAGACAGTGATTATTCTTCTTTCGGTTCTGGCCGTGGCGATGTACACGGTCGCAGTGATTAACTTTTGCATGGGCGACGTGCTGATGGCGAGCTTCGGTGCGCTGATGGCCTACGCGCTCTATCGTGTGGGGCAGTTGGGACGCATGGCGGACAGGACTGGCAAGGCGGTCATCGGTTTGCTGGAGCAGCTGACCAAGGGCGTGCCCGCCACGCTGACCGTCAAGGACGGCAAGGGCACCATCACCCTCGGACACGGTGAGGACGAGTTGCGCGGCAGGTACGAGCGGATGTCGGACTTCTTGGCGTCGGACAAGTGCCAGCTGTTGTCGGAGACCAGCCGCACGCTGCTCTTCCGTCAGCACCAGGCGATGCACGACTATCTGGACGTGCTGACACAGCGGCTCCGCATCGAGGCGAAGGAGGCGAACCTCAAAATCGACATCGAGGAGCCGGACACCGACACGGCTGAGTGAACCCTGACGGAATCGGCGACAGGCAACGGTTTTTGCCGCCGATTTCACTTTTTTGAACACGAATTATCACGGATTTACACGAATTTCAAGGAACTATGAAACTGACAAGTGACACTAACATGATTGTGGCTCGCATCAAGAAAATGGCTATACCTGCCGCCAAGATGGAGTGCGGAATGGAAGTCGTTTCGATGATGAATGCCGTAAATGAAGCCGTGCTTGCCTACGATATGGGGCGAAAGGCGGCAATGATTGACCGTCGTTTCTATGTGGCGAACTCTGTCATCAATGGGCATTTCGCTCATTATTTTGTAAATGATGAGGAAGCCGAAGATAGAGTCATCGAGCAGGCTATCCGCGTAGGCGAGAAACTTGCAAAAAGACTCGACGAGATAGAGCAAAAGGAGTTCGAGGAATTTATCAAGCTTGAATAGCCATGAAGAAGATAATGTTTAACGAGCACTTCGGACTCCAGCAGTCAGTGCTCGATGGGACAAAGGACATGACGCGGCGCATTTGTACGCTGACATTGCACCGCAAGTTAGAGAACGGCACAATGGAAGCCATAGAGCCCGACGATATGTTTATAGCGAGCGACGGCACGGCTCTGTTCCAGATAGGGCGCAACGGCTACCTGGTGCCAAAGGATAATCAGCCTGCCTACAGGGTGGGGGAAGAAATAGCCATCGCACAGCCCTACAAGGTGACAGCTCAGCAGAACCGAGAATGGCTTGACTCTCAACTGGAGGCGAATGGTCAGTATATCGGAGAACTCATGGATTCAGGCGGTTGGGAAAACAAGATGTTTGTGAGTGCCTACTACTGCCCGAACCGTATCCGCATTAAGAGCATCAAGGCTGAACGCTTGCAAAGCATCAGCGAGGCCGACATCATGCGTGAGGGCATACATGAGGGCGAGTTCATGAATACATGGGATAAGTATTACTTCGACGAGTGGGGTGACGTTCCAAACCATATCACGTTCAAGACTCCACGGCTCGCTTTTCAGTCGCTCATTGATAAAGTATGCAAGCGTGGTACATGGAACAGCAACCCGTGGGTATTCGCCTACACCTTCGAGCTGGTGCGGTAGCAAATTCTTCACTCTTCACTCTTAACTCTTAACTTAGAATCATGCTCACACAAACCATGACCCACGCGGAGGTGTATGCCGAACTGGAGCGCGACCGAGAGACGGCCACCGTCTGGTGGCGGCACCACCTCGACACGCTGCGGCGGCCGGTGCTGAAGGCGAGGCGGCTGCCCGTCTTCCACTGGGCGGACTACACGTCGCCGCGTCGCATCCGCTACCTGTTTTTTACGCGCATCTTCGACAAGCGGATGCGGCGGCTTTGAATTGAGCAAAGGATATTATGAAAAGGCAAACAAAAGAATCATGTTAGAAAAGCAACAATTAAGTTTATTTTAAAATATAGTTTTATGGATATTACAGGAAAAGTTATTGCCGTCTTGGAGACGCAACGTTTCAACGGCAAGAATGGTGAGATTGTCAAAAACGGCTTTGTGATAGAGACGCGAGGTGAGTACCCGAAGAAGTGTGCGTTTGTAGTCTTCGGTGAAGAGAAATGGTCGCAGATGGGTATTATGACGGGAAAGGATGTGCAAGTGTTTTTTGACATAAGTGCGCGTGAGTGGAATGGCAAGTGGTTCAACGATGTCGTGGCCTATCGTGTGTCGTTGGTTGGCGGAGTAAATCAAGAGGTAGCTCCGCCGTCGAAGCCACAACCGCAGGTGGTGAGTCCTCAAGCTTCTAACGACGGTTTGCCGTTCTAATGATGTTATGTTCGTTTACGAAAGCAAAAGAGGGTTTTATGGATTATCTTCGTAACGAATCTCTTCAAGCCATGTGCCGTAGTTATCTATCACGGCTGCGGCACATGGCGACGAAGCACGGTTTAGGTACTTGGCTTGATGGCATCATATCCGACAACATGCGCGGAGAGTGTGTGGCGACGGAGAAAGAAGTAAGCATGTTGAGTCGTTTGTGTGATGATGAGCGAATATCGCGTTTGGATGTCCCAAAGATGCTTTGTAAGTCTTATCGTCAAGCGAATGATGACGGTGATTTTGATAAGATAAAGAAGCTACGGCACGTTGGTATTTATTCCAAGGTTAGTGCGATGTTGTATGCAGCGAAACAAAAGAAAGATGAAAGAATTAAGAAGTGAAGTTTACAATATTGATTTCGTTTTGCAAATATAAGTAAAATGCAATTTGTTCGTTTGGCTATATGCGGAATTATTAGTACCTTTGCATAAGAAAGTTGATTGGATTGGTCGAGAATCCGAATAGAAATACTTAATTCCCTTGTAAGTAGGTGTATGCTCGACCCATACTCTGAACACTTGGGGATTTTTTTATAAAACAATGATAGATACTGAAAAATGGCTACCTATAAAAAACTTTGAGGATAGATACCGCATAAGTAGTTTCGGGAATGTTTATTCTTTGCGTAGCGGCAGGAAAATTATCCCTCAACTACAAAAGAGTGGCTATCTAAATGTGAAAATTGATGGTAGAACTTATAATATACACAGAATTGTGGCTGAACATTTTATACAAAATCCAAACATATATCCGTGTATAAATCACAAAGATGGGGACAAGCAAAATAACCGCGTTGACAATCTCGAATGGTGTACTTATAGCGAGAATTTAATACACGCATATAGAAATGGATTAAACAAACGTGAGCGACCCGTTGAAAGGTTACTCAACGGAGTTGTTATAAAGCGTTATCGCTCTGCGAGAGAAGCGGAAAAAGACGGTTTCACCAACCAACTAATAGCAAAATGTTGTAATGGAAAAAGAAAACATCACAAAGGATATGAATGGAAATACGAAGAAAGAAATTAAGTCGGATGTTTATAATGTTGACTGTGTAACTTTTATGCGCACACTAAAAGACGATTACTTTGATTTGGCGATAGCTGACCCTCCGTACTCGCATGACAATAGTGAAGCATTCATCAAGGGCGGTCGTTTCCACAAGGGGCGTTTTAATCGTTATCGCAATATCGATGGCGTTTCCATTGACATTAACGAGTGGGATAAAACGCCTAGTGATGAGTTCTTTGAGCAATTATTCCGTGTTAGCAAGAACCAGATTATATGGGGTGCTAATTATTTTAGCGGCATGCCGCCTACGCGATGTTTTTTAGTATGGAAGAAGCACATACCAGAGAATTTCTCTATGGCGATGTGTGAGTATGCTTGGACGTCGTTCCAAGGCAATGCAAAGATTGTCGAGTTTAGGCAACAAAGCACGAAGGATGATGTTCGTTTCCATCCCACGCAAAAGCCAGTCGATTTGTATGCGTGGATATTGAAGAACTATGCCAATGATGGTGATTTGATATTCGACCCTATGATGGGTAGCCAATCGAGTAGGGTTGCCGCCTATAAGATGGGTTTTGATTATGTGGGTTGCGAGGTAGAGCCGCTATATTTTAACAAGGGCAATGAGCGATTTGAAAGGTTATGCCACGGCATTATAAAAGATAAAAACGGGCAAACCATAGTGCAAACGAGCCTATTTGGTTAATGTAGGTTAAAAATTTGCATATATAGGTTAGATGTGTTATCTTTGCACAAAGAATTTAATCGTTGATGCGTTGTCTGCTATTTAGACGCAAAGACGTAAAGATATAAAGTTATAACTATTTTTGCCGAAATGGGCGATATGAAAGTTGAATAGCAGCAACGAGTAGTATTGCCCATTAGGTTTTTAATAAAACTGCTATATGAACAAAGTAACAAGAATTAAAAATGCCAATTACACGACAATATCCAACGTGTTCTTGCGCGACAAAGAACTATCATTGAAAGCGAAGGGATTGTTGGCTACTATTTTGTCTTTACCAGAAAATTGGGATTTTTCAATAAAGGGGATTTGTGCGACTATTAAGGAAGGAACAACCGCCGTTTATTCTGCAATAGATGAACTTAAAGAACGCGGATATTGCAAGGTTGTAACTAATAGAAACGAAAAGGGAATGATTTTAGGAAACGACTATACTTTTTACGAAAACCCAAATATGGAAAACCTTAATGTGGATAATCAATCACAAATAAATACTAATAATAATATTATTCGTAATACTAAGAATATCTTTGATAAAGAAATAAAGAAAGAAGAAAAAGAATATAAAGAAAAGTTTGCCGAGTTTGTTTCCGCATACAAGAAAATGGGAGGAAAGTCGCGTGGCATTGATACGGAATATAAAGATTTTACCAAACGACATAAGGATTGGCAAAAAGTATTGCCGTATCTTGAATTGGCCGTACAACGCGAAACAAAGGCACGTAATCAAGCAAAAGCACAAAAGAAATTCTTTCCAGAACCAAAGATGCTACAAACCTATCTTGGCAAACAACGTGCATGGGAATTATACGTTACCGTTGGTGAGGATATAAAAACGGACGAATACACGCCAATATGCGACGGTGCTTTATCATGGAGCGATTACTTTAATTGCTATGTTTATGTTGGAATGTACTATGGCCATGTTTCGGATGGATATACCGATGAAAACCGTCCTAACGGCGCAAAGGTGTTTCTTGGAAATGGTGGCGGTTTTATTGTTTGGGATAGTAATAACAAAATGTGGAATAAAATATAAAAATATAAAGCTATGAAACAACAAGATTTATTTGGCTACGAAAAAATTGAATTAAGCGATACCGAAAAGAAATATTCTCGCAAAGTACAAACCCCAATTTATACACCAAGAGAAAATGGGGGGAATATTCACGCTTGTTATGACGACCAAAAATATCTGAGGCTTATTAGGCAAATAGAGAATGCTAATATAACACAGCAGGAAAAGATATTTTTGCAAAGGGCTGCTTCAAGGTTTATTGAATTTAATTATGAGTCAATAGCCGATTATTACGCAAGCGCAAGCAGCGAAATGCAAGAACTTATGGAAAAACTTGCACTTGTGATAATAGATTTTGATAAGGCTATTGAATTAGGTTTTGTTTCGTTGAATGATAAAATGAAGAAATTATATGAACTCGAACTTGCTTAAAATGGATTTTAGAAAATTTGTGGTTTTTATACTTTCACACGGAAGACCACATCTTAGAGATACTTATGATTTACTGCGTTCTTGTGGATATACTGGTAGAATAATTGTGGTTTGTGATAACGAAGATTCTACAATAAACGAGTATTACAATGAATACGGAAAAGAAAATGTTTATGTATTTGACAAACTTGAAACATCAAGACATGTAGATTCCATGAATAATTTTGGAAAGAGAAATGCAATTTTATTTGCAAGAAATGTGTGTTTTGATATAGCAAGGGAATTGGGATATGATTATTTTCAAGAATTGGATGACGATTATTATTATTTTGGGCATCATCGCAAAGAACGTGCAAAAAAAACTTGTTCTTATAATCTTATAATTAGATGGTTTGTTGAGTTTTTATTAAACACAAATGAAAATGTAAAAACTATCGCTTTTAGTCAAGGTGGAGACCATATAGGCGGTTATGACGAAACTGTAATTTGGAAACGTAAAGCAATGAATAGTTTTATTTGCCTAACAAATAGACCATTTTCGTTTAGGGGTATTCTTAATGAAGTTGTAAATACTTATGTTGGTCTTGGAGCAACTGGAGATATTTTCCTTACTTATTTGCCGTTTCAATTAGACCAAGCAGATACACAACAAAACAAGGGAGGTATAACGGAACTTTACAAAGATGTTGGGACTTATGTTAAATCATTTTATACAGTTATGGTTGCACCATCATGTGTTCAAATCGCACCAATGGGTAGTCATATTCAAAGATTACACCATAGAATTAAATGGGAAAACGCTATCCCCTGTATAATTAGCGAAAAATACAAGAAGCAATGACAGAGCAACAAGTTCAAAAATATAATGCGCTTATAAAACGTAGGGAACAACTTGCGAACTTTATATACGTTAGCGACTTTACGATATTTACAAGCAACGGGATAATTCTTGATGCTGCGGTTTCGCTTGCTAAGAAAACAATTATTGAAATTGACAACGAAATAGCAAATTTGTGATGATAAACGAAGATACTATACGAAAGTGGTGGGATTTATTTGTTAAGGAAAACGGCTTTACCGAGGTACGTGTTCTTGGGCGATTCCAATATAGCGGTTACTTTAGCAACGTTGAAAAACTTATCGACACGATAAAGCCATACGCCGAAATGGATGACGAACAAATTTATTTTGTTCTTAATAAAATTGATGCGGCTTGTTATGGCAGACAACAAAGTGAGAAAATAATCAAGTCACCAAAGATAACGACAAACGACAACGATATAGTTAAGCGTTGTTTTGTATTTGTGGATTTTGACCCAGTAAGAAAGTCTGGCACGAACGCAAGTAATGAAGAATTTGAATACGCGCACAAGAAAGCGCAGCAAGTATTTGTCTTTCTTCGTGGTTGTGGTTTTAGTGAGCCTATAATATGCAAGAGCGGTAACGGATTACATCTTGTTTACAAGGTGGATATGCCGAACGATGTTGAAACAACGGAAACGTTGAAACGGTTCTACGAATATCTTGCAAGTGTATATACGGACGATAAAGTAGATATAGACACAAAGGTTTTCAATCTTGCGCGTCTTTGTAAGTTGTATGGAACAATGGCAAAGAAGGGTGCAAACTTACAAGATAGACCGTGGCGTATGTCGGAAATAATATACGTTCCAAAGGAATTGAATCTTACACCGATAGAGAAATTCAAGGAACTTGCGGACTTGTTGCCAAAGAAAGAAGAGCCTAAACCGATGGCAAAAATGTTGCGTGTAGGCGAACGTTTTGATTTGGAAAGTTGGTTGGTGTCACATGGTATAGAATATCGCAAAAAACAAGAAGGAACATCGACAAAATACGAAATAAAGACGTGTCCTTGGCACGAAACTCATTCATCAAACAATCCATTTTCATCTGCATTATTCCAAGATGCCGATGGGAAAATAACATATACGTGCGCCCATTCGCATTGTAAGGATAAACGATGGAAAGATTTTCGTTTGTTCTACGAGCCTAATGCTTATGACAGGCCTGTGTATCAACCGCAATATGCACCACGTCAATATGCGCCACAAAAACCAAGGTATGAAATAAAAGAAGAAATTCCAGAACTTGGAGAAAAATGGCTTTCCATGTCATCTATACAAAAAGTGGATTTGTCAAAGTTGGAACATTATGCTACTGGCTTTACCGAACTTGACAAGAACATAATCGGTCTTTATATGTCCGAAGTAACCATATTATCTGGTAGTAATGCAAGTGGTAAATCATCGTGGTTGAATACATTATTGCTAAATATAATACAACAAGGAGCAAAGGTTGCGCTATGGTCAGGAGAATTACGGCCAGACATTCTTAAAACGTGGGTACAAATGGTTGCTGCAGGTAAGAATAACCTACGACAATCGACCTATGGTGACGGAAAATATTATGTGCCGAACAATATAGCCGAACGTATAGACCAATGGTTAGACGGAAAGTTTTTCTTGTACAACAACGATTACGGGGCAAAATGGCAACAAATCTTTCACGACATGGAATTGTTGTTAAAGGCTGGTGTAAAAGTTTTTGCTTTGGATAATTTGTTTAGCCTTGATATTGACATTCTTGATGGTGACAAGAATAGCAAACAACGTGAATTGATTTTACAAATAAAGGACTTTGCGAAAAAGAACCAAGTCCACATCATATTGGTTGCACACCCCAGGAAAGTGACCACGTTCCTTAGAAAAAACGATATAAGCGGAACATCGGATTTGCAAAATGCGGTTGATAAAATATTTATAATCCATCGTGTGAATAATGACTTTTTCCGTGCTGGTGCGGAGTTTTTCGGGCAAAGCGAAATCCAGCGTTTTCAAGGTTTCGGAAATGTCATTGAAGTGTGCAAAGAAAGACTTTATGGTGTTGTTGACCTTATGGTAGGTATGCAATATGAAATTGAAAGCCGCCGCTTTAAGAACACGGTAGAAGAAAACGTGCACTATGGATGGGAAAGACAAGCAACACAAACGGTGGTTGCTTTTGATAATGCGGTCGCGGATGATGGAATGCCTTTCGCCGCAACAACATACGACGAAGCCCCGTTCTAATGGTTAAATATCGAAAAATCTTTGCGGAATCGAAATTAAGTAATTATCTTTGCAAACAAAAAAATAAAACGTTCACAAAATGGAAAGAAAACTTTATTACAAGAATGAAAAAGGACGATACGTCGAGTACGTTGAGCCAAGCCCTCCTTACAACAATGCGTTGTATCGAAAGGTACGCCGTGGTAAAAAGTATTGCTACGAGCCTATAAGCATGCGTTTGTACGACACGCTCGACGAGGGCGTATGGGTAGTCGCAAAGCATACTTACGGGCGTTCGATAACAAGGGGAATGTATCTACGTGATATGTTCATGTGCCAAAAGGCGAGTGACATACAAGATGTTTCATTAGCCAAGCTTGGCGGTATGGAAAAACTCGCGGATTGGCTATGTCACAACTACGACAAGATTCCCAAACCGACGGAAAGGTCAACACATGATATTTGTCGTGCAATAGTCGGCATATTATTCGATTACGAAAAACAAAATAAAGGAAAGGGTTAAGTTATGGCAAGTATTGAATCATTTGACATCGTATTGGAGGAAATGCTACAAACGTTTGAAGCCAAGAATTCCGACTATGGCAATAGCTTTGGCGACACCATCGCGGAGTTTGGCTATGTTCCAGCCGTTGCGCGCATCAACGACAAGCTCAATCGCATCAAGAACATGCTAAAGGGGCAGAAAATGAAATACCATGAAAGTATGCGCGATAACCTACTTGATATAGCCACATATTGCGTGATGACAGTTGTGGAAATCGACAAAGGCACGCAAATCGATTCTAACGGCGTTTCTGATGGTGAGCCGATAACTTGCCCACACGCGGGTAGAAAATCGCTTAGAACGCGCGGAAACGGGCTTAAATGAAATGTTATGGCGGACTTTCAAGTATTGGGACATATAACAAACATCAAATACCAACAAGAATGTATCTTGATATGGGTTGATGAATATAAGAAAGGCTACCGTAAGGCTAATGGCGAGATAATCGATGATAAGGTAATATCATGGAAATGTATCTATAGCGGAAACGAAAAGAAGCGCGGATATATCAACAAGTATTTTAGCCGTGGCATGTTGGTGCAAGTGAAGGGCGAGATTATGCCATACGCGATAGAACAAGGTCGCATGGTGGATGGCTATAGCGTGCTAATACAAGCGATAAACATCGCGGCATACCCAAGGAAGTCGTTAAAGGTTGAGAAAAAAATGATAGCCGAGTCGTTTGGGAATAGCACCGAGCAACCGAACTTGGACGACTATAATAGACCTGATTTCTAAATATATATATTTACTTTTTAAACGTTTAAAAAAATGAGTGAAGAACAAGAAAACAAGATTGAAGACGTAAGGCATCTAAAGAAACGTCTTGTTGGAATGAAGTCGCGGAACACGACATTGCAAAACAAGCTTGATTCCGTCATCGCGGAAAACGAAAGGCTTAAAGGTGTTATCAAGAACATGCAAGACCGCTTGGATAGCCAAATTGCAAGCGTTGCCACATGTAGCGACGCGTCGGAGAAAAAACCTTGGTACGCCCGACTATTCAAACGGGATTAAGATAACAAGGGTTAAATGGGTAAAGCCCGATGTCCTCACGGATGTCGGGCTTTGTTTCTTACAAATAAGAAAATAGTAGCACGTATAATAGCAATATGTTCAAAGCTTCGGTGTATCCAAGCAATGTAAGGTAATAGTTCCCATGATGTATGATTTCTCACCTCGGTCAAGCTTAATCGTGGTCGGTTGATATTCTTTGAGACAAACACAATGCGCATACTTGTTCCCAAGGTACGACGTTTTAAGCCATACGTCCGAATCGGTCATATACGACACAAAGTTGTCGTGTACGGTTTGTACATCGATATTACCTACCGCATATTTCTCGCGGATGATAAACGTTAGCTCTATGTCAACGTTCTCGCGGATGACAACGGGTGTGTTGTGCTCATCGATTGTTGTTATCAAAAAGTCTTCTTCTTGTTCGTCAATCCATTGCGCCGTGTAAATGTTCACTGGCTTTCCCTTTGCAAGCAATCCATTCATCTTAAGTACGGCAACGCCGTCGAAAAGCTCTGTAATATCGGTAAACTGTTCACCGCTTTCCTTCTTGACATAATACCTATTCCTACTGTCATTCATAATCGTAGTTCTTTATTGAATTCTTTAATCTTACCAAAACAAAATCTACCGTAGTCGACACAAGCACTATCGCTATATTTGTATATAGTTACTTGCGTGTCGCTATCAATATCGTCAAGTGTTACCTTTGATGTGTCAAACATGTATAGCTTTATGTTATTAAAGCCATCGCAAGACAACCGTATGTCGCTATCATTGCTCACATAGATAATCGGGCAACGTGTTATCGGAACGTTCACGTAAGCCCCCTTTGTGAATGATATGTGCATAACATCAACATCAACCAACAAATCATTTGCGTAATCGTAATCGATGTACCATGTGTACTTGTAGCCATCAACGCCATCGCAATCATTCAATATAAAGCCGTTTAAATAGCCGCTAAACGCATTTTGCACCCATTCCTTAGTAAGTACACCATCGTGCAATTTTGTTGCGATATACGGGATTGATTGTTGGCGCATGGCAAGCCCCATAAGTAGGAGCTTGTCATCGCCGCATCGCCGTAGTTCGTCCCTATATTCGTTGCATAGCCCACTTTCGTAAGCGTCCTTAAGGAAACCGAAAAATTCTTTATCCATATACGTATGATTAGTTCATTAGTTCAACACGCATTGCTTGGCCACTTGCATTTGACCATCCTTCAAGAATACCTTGTATCGACATTTGCACTTGATAGCTACTTTGTAGTTGAAGCAATATCTGACTTATCGTAGCGACCTGCACATCCGTATTGAACATCACGACCGCATCACGGATTTGTGTTAGCAAGTCACTTTGTAGGTACACTTGTTGTGATACACTATTCATGTAGGCTTCCAAAGCGCCAGCGGTGTCTTCGGTGATACCTTGTATGCCAGCTTGTAGTGCCGACAACTCGTCGTCGCCGTTTTCAATGTTCTTGTTGATAATATTAAGGTTGGCAAGATTACCGTAGAAAGCACCAAGTGCATCGTTAATCTTAATGCCAAGTTCACCAGCCAACTGTGCGATGGAACTCAACTCGTTCGTCGTTAAGTCGTAGCCACCCTCCGAACTTGTTTGCGTGAACCTATCAACGGCTTTGTACAACGGGTCTAACAACACGCTTACAATCTTTGATGTTGCCGCCTTCTTGATGAGATTGTAAATCATTTCATCCATCTTCGTTGTTATGGCATCAAGCGTGGTCTCGCCCGCACGCCAAGCATCAACCCAAGTGTCAACAAAGTCTTCGGCGGCGGATTTCACGTCGCTACCAAGTAGGTTGTTCACAAGGTCGTCTTTCAAATCCGCTATCTCATTACGCAAATCTTGAATCGTTTCCTCGTACTCTTTTATCGCGTCGTTATCGCGGTCTTTCGAGCGCTTTCTACGTTCAAGTTCCATCTGGCGTTGTATCTCGGCCATCTCGGCCTCCTTGTTCGCGATTTCCATTCGCCGTGCGGAAGTCTCTTCAGTACCCGTGGCACGCTCAACGGCACGCTCAAGGTCTTTGTACGCGAGGTTAAGTTCACGCACCGCATCTTTGCTTTTGTAAATCTCGCGGTTCAAGCGCCGCGTGCGTGCCGAACCATCACCAAACACGCTTGCGATAGAATCACCGATACCAGCAACGGTATTGATAACGCCAGTAGCAACACCAACCGCGTTGTGGCTTTGCGCGGATGAAACGACTTGGTTAAGCCCGTCGCCGACTTTCGTCAAGCCATCAACAATACCATCGATGTTGTGTCCAAGCAACGTTTCTCCTTTCGATGCGTCAATACCGAACAAACCGTTAAGTGTATCACGGAACTCACCAAGGGCTTGTAGGTTGTTCGCTATTTTCTGAACATCGGTTGCTATTGCGTTTGCTTGTTCCTTGAAGATTTTGGTCATCAAGTTGTACTGGTCGTTGAGTTCGTTGGCAAGCTCAAGCTCTTTTTTTAGCTTTTGGAGTTTTTCGTCCTCCTTGCCAACTTGAGCGGCAACTATTGCTATGGCAAATTTGTTAAAGGGTTCTTGCGCCTTTATTTGCTCAAGTTCCTCTTTCTTCTTTGTAACGATTTCAAGTTGCGCGTCGTATTTGTCTTGTGCAATCTTAAAGTCTTGTTGCGCAATCTTTCTACTCTTGCCCAACGTTTTAATGTAGTTCTTCGCGTTCTTTATAAGCCCTTTGTACGGATTACGCCGCAAAAGTTCCGTGTTTATCTTCTCAAACTGTTGTTGTATCGATTTGAGTTGTTGGGGGTCTAACTCGCCCATTTCCTTCTTAAGCGTATCAAGCTTTTCGCGGATAGCAACAAGCGTTTCGGTGGCGGCATATTGTAGGTTTTCAAACATTGCGACGTAAAGACTTGAATTCTTGAACTCGTCAAGCTTTACACGCCCACGCTCCTTATTCGCCTTTGCCTCTATCGCGTTGAGCTTTGCGAGGTATTCGGGGCGTGTGCGCATTTCCTCCGTGTAATACGCTTCATTCAATCGCTTAATTTCGTTAAGCCTATTGGCCTCGATTTCCGCCATCTTATCCGAATAGTCGCCGTACTTTTTAACAAAGTCGTCAAGCATCTTTTCCGTATCTGCAATGTTCTTTTGGAACATATCGCGGAATGTCTTTTGCCATTTTGTAAGGTTCTTAACAAATTCGCTATCGAACGTAAGCCCCTCCCACATGTTGTTTTCATCGGGCGTTATAACGGTACGCATCAAGTCAAAGTCGCGAACATCGACCTTTAGTTCGGAAAGCTTCTTTTTTGCTATGTCGTTAGCCTTATCAAAAGCCTCGCCGAATGTTTGTGGCAAATCCCTCATGTCTATGCCGAGCATGTCCTCAAACAAACCGCCCAATTCTGGGTTTGCATCCAATTCCACGGCAAGTTCGTATTCGTCCTTAATCTTGCCAAGTTCATTGTTAAGCCCATCGGCGATTTTTTTAGTATCGTAAGCTTTCGCGTCTATAACGATTTCGCCATACTTGATTTCAAGGTCTTTGATTTCCGCTGGCTTGATATTCTTTGCGAGCTTTGCCGCTTCGAGTTGAGCCTTAAGCATGTTAAGGATTTCGCGCGGATTGTCCGTACCAGCAAACGTTTTGATGTTAAACAACGGCAAACCGTTCTTTCCAAGAACCTTGTTAATATGTTCTATTGAGTTATTGAACTGCGTTGTAACCATCGTTAAGGCGGTGGTATTTGACACGCCCGCATCGGTTAGCTTCTTGTATTGGCTACGCACCTTGTCAATCAAGGACAATTCGTCTTTAAGTGCGCGTTGCAATTCCGATTCGGCCTCGCGTTGTGCTTTTGCCGCCTCGCGTGCTGCCCTTGCTCCCGCTTTCTTGTTCTCGGTATCTTCTTTTTGCGAGTGGCCACCTTTCGCAAGTGCGTCGTTGTAATGTTGTTCGGCGGTAGCTATCTCCTTGACCGTATTACGATATTCCGTTGCAACCTTAAGGTCTGATGAAGCAGCACCACCCATTTTCTCTAATTCACCTCTACGTCTTTTAAGGCGTTCAATCTTCTTATAAGCATCATTCGCGGCGGTGTCGGCCTCCGTTAGTACATCATAAACTGACTTGCCGTCCTCGGTGCTAATCGTAAGCTTGATAAACACCTTCCAATTATTCGCGTCGTTAATCCAATTACGCAACCTATTGAAAACGCTATCTTGGGCGTAACCGTTTTCTTTTTCATACTTGTTAGCCCAACTACGGACGAATTCGAACCATTCTTGCGATTGGTAGTTCATTGCAACCGTACCGTTCTCGGTCATCTTGTTATAGGCGGCTTGCAATTCGCTTATGTGGCGTTCCTTGATGTACTTCGTGAAGTTATCCCAATACACGCGGCTTTCACCGTTGAACTTAGCCCAATTGGCAAGCCTTGTTTGGTCGGCTTTCAACGCTTCGGCAACCTCATCGCTATACGCTACCTTTAGTGCGGCTTTCTCGTCTTCTATTCGTGCTTCTAACGCTTGTTTTGCGGCTTGAGAACGTGCGTTTTCCACTCCAAGTTGAAGTTCGAATGCTTCTTGCGGGCTTAGTTGGTTTTCGGTTACTATTTTATTTGTTATTTGTTCAAAAGCCTCATTAATTTTATTTTCATCATTACCCCACCCTTTTAAATTTATAAACTCAATTATGGAATCTGTTGTATCTTTCAAGTCGGATTGAAACCTCCTTGCTTGCGTAGAAAGGTTGGCTAAGTCGTCTGCGGCTGCTACGCTTGCATTTTTGCTTGCTTCTTGAACACTCCCCCACGAATCAGTAACCAACTTTATTTGTTTTCTATAGTCCTTAAGGTTGTCAATTAAACCGTCTGGTAACATCCAAAGATTCCACCAAGACGACAAATCGCCATTTACTTCTATTGTATCTTCGTCAACATCTTTTAGAGCAGCGTTAACTTCCTGTATATTATCAAGTATGGCAAATCCACGCCTTAATCTTTCGGAAATGTTATCTATGCGCAATAGTTGGCCTACATAAGCATTACTTGCCGTTGTTGTAAGCTCTATTTGCTCGCGCATTGATTCCCAAACCTTTGACGCTTCGCCTTTATCTATATCTTGCTCGACAGTCCTTACGCGCGTTCGCTCTATTCCGCCTGGGTCTACAAAGGAATATTCTTCGTTTTTGTATAAGCTATTGCGTATCTTTTTATATTGGTCAAGGTACTTAGTAATGTTGTCGTAGTTGTCTTTTGCACCGTCACGCATGGATTTATTGAATTCGCGTTGTGCTGCATTTGCGTCGGATATACCATGAAAAACTTCAACAAGCCAAAAAACAAGCAACGACCACCATGTAAGTGAATTTTTAGCAAGCCCCGCAAGCGAGCGGCCAAGTAAATTCATTTTGTTTGCGACGCCAGCGCCTGCAATTCCAGCGGTTGTCATTTCCTTGCTAAGAATACGCCACTGTAACCCCGATTTTACAAGCATTACATTCAAAGCTCTAAACGCAACAACTATTACTCCAGCAATCGCTGCGTCTTTTATGGCCTTATCAAAGGCTTTCCAATTTAAGAATAATTGTTTTAGTGCACCGATGCCGAAAGTTAAAACCCCTTGCGTTTCCTTACCTATGTCATTAAGCATGTTGTTCCATGCAAGCGTAAGGTTAGCAAGGCGAACTTTAAGCGTATCTGCCATCTTCGCTTGGAAATCGAAGAACTTTCCACCTTCGTCCGTCATTTTGTTAATGACTTGCATCACATCGCCATAGCTTACGGCTTTTTTCTTAATTCTATCGTACACATCGGCGGTGCTAACAAGCTTACCTTCAAACTCGGTATAATAATCGGCGAGTTGTTTGACAAGTGGAATGCCAGCATTAGCAAACATACGGTTATCACGCGAGTTAAGATAACCATAAGCTTTGATTTGACCGAGTGCGTATGTAAGACGCTCCATTGGAACGCCAACGGCGCTTGCCATGTCTGCCAAACGACGTGTAGTATCCACAACATCACGGGCGGCAACATCGTATGCCACAAGTTGCTTTGCTGCGGCAGACAATTCAATAAGTGTGTACGGCGATACAAGCGCCATCTGCGAAAGTTGGTTAAATATCTGCGTACCACGCTCCGCGCTATTGATAAGAATGCCCAACGCACGTTCGTTCATTTCGTATTGCGAACGAATGTCGATAAGGTTCTTCACGAATTGTGTGCTTGCACCAACGGTAAAGTAGAAAGCAAGACGGTTTTTCATGTAGTTCCACGAACGGGATAGCGCGTTGTTCAATTGTGTGGCTTGCTTAGTGTTACTCATGTACTTTTGCAAGTCTTTATTCAACCTATTTATCTCATTATCCACTTGTTGCATTTCCGCAACTTGCTTTGGGTCGGTGATATTCAAACCGCGCTTGTAGTCATTTAGACGTTGTATTTTGTAGGCAATATCGTCCAATGTTTTTTCCGAGCCAGCAAGAGCATCCTTTAAGTTGATTGGGCGAGACATCTCTGCACGCAATCCTTTTATTGTGCGCGAAGTGGCTTGTATTTCTTGTCTAAGCTGAAGACCAAATGGTGTTCTTCTTTCGCGTTCGGTAAGATTTGTGTATGCCGTTTCAAGTTGGCGCACATAAGCTGTCATTTTGGAAATTTCAGTGCTTGCGCCACTAACCATATTAGATGGGTCTATACCAATAGCTTTTGCGGTGAGCCTTTTGAAAGATTCGTTGATTTCCGTAGTCGGCGTTTTGTATGTCTTTCTTTTGTCTAACTCTTGCGTTATTTTACGCTCTTCGTCAACGACCTTGGATGCAGAAACCGCGTTTTCTTGGTATAAAGAACTATTTTCTTTTAGACGATTCGCAATTTGTTGTTCTATTGTAAGACCCTTTGCGCGTTCGTCGTTTTCTGCGTAAATAAACGTAAGACCACTATTGGTACGAAGATATGGAATATCAAAAGCCGTGCGACCAGTTTCTTTCATGTATTGTCGCGCTTCTTTTGCGAGCTTGGTTATAGTTTCCAAATCTTGTATTTCTTGTGTTTCTGCAGCAACAACTTTTCTTAACTCGCCAGCTTGACGACTTATTTCATCAGTATGCTTCCTTGCTTCGTTTGTTGCATCCATTTCAGCAGAAGCTCTCCTTCTTGCTTCTGATGTGTTTTTTGCGGAAATAGCCACACTTTCGTTCATTGCGTTTGCGACCTTATGATGTTCCGCGGCCATCATCGCTAATTGTAATCTCTGTATTGCAAACTCGTTGTTTACGTTTGCAAGCTCTTTTTTAAGATTCTTAATGTGGTTCGTTTCTTGTTCAATACCCCTTGTTGCTTGCTGTGCCCATGCGGTATTATTTGTAGCATTTGCTTTGTTTAACTCGTCTTTAAGCCCTATTATCTTTCTACGCGCTTCGTCTATTTGCCTATTTATATTATTCGTTCTCTTTTCTATAGCCATATTGACGGTTTTTTCCAACGCGGAAATTTGTTGTGCAAGCGCATCGCGTCTTTCTTTAAATGCCTGAGCAAAGGCGTAGAAGCTATCGCGCGCACTTTTCGGTGCAGAAGCTTTCTGCATAGCCGCTGCTTCTTGGTCTAATGTAACCTTTAATTCTTTTCGTGCCCTCGTTGTTTCTTTAACCGCTTCGGTTTCCTCCTTCTGCTTTCTCACGCGATTAGAACCGCTTTTTGAAGACGGTTCATTAACATTTATGTTACCAAGCTCTTTTAGCTTGTTCTTTATGTTCTCAACGGCTGTATTCGTGCTTTGAACAATCTTGTTCATACCCTCATTCACATGTTGAACAAGGGCGTTAATGTTGTTCTTTAACTCTTGGTCGTTCAAGTGACCAACAACAACGGTTGGGTTTGTTGCCATACGTATATGATTTAGAAGTTATTTCTTATCTTTCACTTTCTTGTTGTCCCGCTTTCTAATCGGAACTTCGTACTCCTCGCCTTTCTTTAGCTTTGGCATGTTAAGCCCGCCCAAGAAATTACCAAGCTTGTTCTGCGCCTTTAACGCCTCCGCGTAGTTGTTCCACGCCTTCTTATCCGTACCACGTAGGTATTTCGTGTGTGTGTTATCTACCGCCATGAATTGTATCTGCGCACAACTTAATGTGAAAAGGTAGTCGTTGAGGGTGTATTGTGGAAATGCCCTTATGAAGTCTGCCGCGTCTGCAACGATAGTGCTTCCATAAACTGTGATACTGTCTCCTGTGATTTCCTCTTCCGCATCAGAAGTGAATCCGTAGCCGTACTCACCGATTTTTTGAGTAAAAAAAAAGCGGATAAATCGATGCTCTTCAATGCGCCCAATATGATTGCCGCCCATTCGTTAGGTTCAAACGTGCTATTCATAACTTTCATTTTCATCGTGCTAATAAGCCGTTCGTTCCTTTCGTTAGCCTCTTCATTACTTGATACACCATCTGGCGTAAACAAGTGATTACAAAGGATTATAGCCATAATCTCACACATGGCATCTAAATCCGTACATAGCGCGGTTACAATCTTATTGTCGTCACTTACCATTAACTCATCAGCCTCTTTCATATCCAAGCACAAGCGCGCTATACGATAGACACTATAGAAACGCATACCCTTAACCTTGTATTCCTTTGAACCAAGCCTTACAAGTGACGGTGCATCGTTTATTATGTCTAATATGTCGCGCTTGACATCTATCGGGAACTCCTTTAGCCCGTCCTCTTCCACCTTTGTTTCTTTTTTTTCTATTGCCATATTTCGTGAACGTTTTTCTTGTTTGTAATAGTATTTATTGTTGTCTACGTGAAACCAAAAGGGGAGCGTCACAGGGGACACCCCTATAAACGCTCCCCACGTTCACGAAAACAAAAGAATCGCTACATTATGAACCACCAACAATCTTGTACATGTGGTCGACCTGATTCGTGTCGGTGTAAACAAGCGACGAGATGGTAACAGCGAAGTTCAATGCTCCGTCTTCGTCTTTCTTTACCGTACCAACGGTAAGCCCCTTGTAGATGATGAGCGAAGCGTTTCCGCGCTGGAAGTCAAGCTTCCACTCGTGCTCGGATGTGAATGCACTTGGCGCAGCCTCGTAGGTGTCGTTCTGGCTATCGTATGTACCGCCAAAGATTGCTGGCAGCTCCGAAAGGTCGTAGTTTGCAAGCTCGAAGTTGAAAGTTACGGGATTGCCTTCGTACTGAATATCAAACGGAGCATCATAGAACTCGGCCTCAATCTCGGTGCTATCGGGGTCATCCTGTGCGATGGTAAGACCCTTAAGAACACCCATAAGAGGAGTATAGTCGCCAGTGGTTGCACCAACTGCGCGATAACCAAGGCTAATAGCCTTCAATGTGGTTTTCTTTGCCATTTTATTTCCCTTTCTCTTTAGTTGTTAAACTTATTGTAATTACTTATTCTATTTGTGTAATATCTACGATAAATGATTTGATAAAAGAAAAATAGGTATTGTTAGCCGTGCTTGCAACGTCGCCATCCATAGAAATGACACTATCCTCTCGAACGTGGTATTCACCACCAGTTTCCATCGTAGCAACCGCAATGACATCGTTAATACTATCTTCAAAAGCCTTGTACTTTTCGACATCAAGCCTACCACGACTTATCGGGGGAACGAAAGCCTCAACGTAACAACGCACATGCCCATAAGCCTCACCACTAAACTCACTATCGTCAATAACATCGCCAACACGAATAACAATAAATCCATCGTTAGTGTCGTCTGGAGTGAGTTCCTGTGGCTCGTTCATCGAATACACATTCTCCGTAACCGTTTCAAAGAAAAGGTTATATAGGTAATTATATATATCGATTCGTGACTTGTTAAGCATATCCTTTGTTGTATTACGCGATCATAGACCAGAAATTTTATGCCACCTTTTCTCGAGGGTTTGCCGTTCGTACTTTGCAACACTTGTACGGAAACGAACACGTGCGGGTTTAAGGTCTGCTTTTATTTCGTCGTAGAATTGCGTCATTACGGCGAATTGCATGAACCGTGTCGTTTGTGGGACTTTGAACGGCTTTGAGCCAACTCTTAGTATTCCACCGCCACGCTTCATATTAAATCCTTTTTCCCAATAACCCCAATACGGTGCGAGAATTGCAAAGAAAACACGCCAACCCTGCGCGCCATTGTTCCCGTACTTTTCTATGTAAGACTCAGCCAATTGATGCCCACTAACTGGTATAAGGTATTTTACGTCGCCAGAAAACCATTCGTGTAGATACGATGTTCTACTTGCGCTTGCTTGCCGATAAAAACCGCCTTCAACCAACTTCCCATTATAGGAAACGCCCCAACAAAGACTATCAAGCAAATTGCCTGTTCTATCCATGTTGTTGCGGCTATGGTATTCGCGTATCCTATCACCGATTTTACCAATCTTCTCTTTCGCGTATTCGATAAGCCGACGGTTCTGCTCTTCGATGACGACTTTCATCATTTGCTCCGCCATCTTTTTTGAATCAAAACCGACTATCCTACCTTTAATCATAGAGACATTACCAGCTATTACGTGATGCGTAGATGCTTACACCGCCGATTTGCGACGGGTCGGCATTGTCAACGGTTAACGAGAATGTTTCTCCGTAGCGTGTCAAGGAAATCTTATCGCCTTTGCGTGGTACAATCCAATTATCATCTTCATCCTTTGTTAAAGGAATAGATATGATATAGCTTGCCGTTTGCATTGTGCGCCCCTCTTCGTCGGTAGCCATGTGTTCGTCCATCATGCCTTCGTAAATCGTAAGCACTTGGTCTCTTTGCATGCCATTACCAGCGATTACGCGGGTTATAGTTCCCGTATACGGATATTCAAGAATCTCGTCGCGTATCATACCCTATCAACATCAACGATTGGAACAAAACGAATTTTCTTTGAGTTTGCAAGCTCTTCTAACGTGTCACCCCTATCATCTTCGTATCGATTGTATATTCTTATAGCGTACTTAATTTTTTCGTCTTGGTAGAAATCTTGCTCTTGTCCAATGGTTTTTTGATAACCGTTGTGGGCTTGATGCAAAGATGCGGTATTAGAAGGACTAAGGAGAACGGCGGTGAATATAATGTCTGCTGTCATCAACTCCCGTTGGCGCTTCGTTACCTCGTCGCCGTAAACATCAACATTCGGGTCGCATTCCCTGTCCAATGCAATCTTTTCAAACGTTACCGTATCAAACGTGTATCGCGTCGAAGCCTTTAACCATTCTAATACCGTCATCTTAACAATCCTAAAACAATCTAACTACCCCAAAAACTAAAACACTTATGAAAACCAATCAATTATCTGCCGTCGAAATGTCAACACATACATGGTACTGGCTTTCGTTAAGCACGGTTGCGTAACGGCCAATAGCATCGGTGTGATAAGACTTCAACATGCCGTTGGGCACAATCTTGTTGATGATGTAGATGAGGTTGTTCCACTTAGCAAGTGACCATTGCACGTTGTTGTTAACCTCTCCACTACGCATCAACTTAACCCATTCGGGAACGGCGTGTACAACGACACCCGCATGGCCGAGAGGACGGAGAACGGCGGTGTTGGGCTTCCAACCACGAACGGTGTAGTACGTGGTGATACCTTGTACCGTTTGCTGCTCACGAACGACACGGATGGGTGAAATCTTACTAATGCTCGAACGAGTGTAAGCCACAAGCTGCTCCCATGTGATGCTTGTCGTATCGATAGCCGACTGCGAGTTGCTAATGATAACAACCTTGTCGGGTGCTTCAAGACGGATATAACGGTTAACCTCGGCGATAAAGTACGGGTTGGGCAAAAGGACGTTAACAACGATGTCGTAGGGGATGTCCCACTCAAACGGTGTTGATTCGTCAAGATTATTGGCAACCTTGAAGTCGTACTCAATCTTCTGCATCTGCGACGGGATGTCACATTCGGCACCAGAGGTCATGTCCGTCCAAGCCTTTACGCCAGCGGTCTTGAAGTTCGCAAGCGGGATATATGGGCTTTGGCTAACGGTAACACCACTAAAGCCTTGTGATGTGAGTGTCGGAGATTGACCTGCGGGAACAATATTCTGCGCGGTAGTGGTGTTATACGCACCGCCGTAAGAAAGCGTCATTGCGGCCATATTGGAAAGGCGGAGGTTGTGTGTCTTGATGAGGTCGGCAACGCCGCGTTGCATTGCGGTTACAAGACTTCTATCCTCGGGCGACATCTGAGCAAGGCGTGCCTGCATTTCAAGCTTAGACATGCTTGTGTTGAAAAGGCCACGGCCATAGCCATAGATAGAACCAGTCTTCTCGGTGTAGCCCTCGGTTTCAAGCTGACGGGTTTCCGAGAGGGGAGCCATCGGGTCGGCCATAGGAACAACGCGGATGTCGCGCTGGCGAACAGTCCATGCGGGGTTCTTGTGCGTATCCGAAATATCAATGTCGTACTCGTTACCTTCTACTTGGAAGTGCTCAGTCCAGAAGTTGGCGTTTTCGTCAAGTTCGATGGTATCTACAAGTTGCTGAAGATAACCAACATTATCGGTGTCGAAGAGCTTGGTGAAAAGTCTATCAAGCGTCTCGTCGGGAGTCCAAAAATTCTTAAGTGCGTTTGGCATACTTTTATTCCTCCTTTACTTTAAATCCAGAAAATACCATTGATGTGCGAACGGTTCTTTGCAAGAACATAGGTTGGGAGTGGTTGCATCTTTGCAATCCAAGCCTCCTTGTCGTGAACCGTGCTAATCGAGTAGTTTGCGTTGCTAACAAGACCGTAGCCTTCGGTCGGCATAAGGTCTGCATCCGCTTCAACAAATGTGTTGGGGTTGGGAACAAGAACCTTTGCAGAACCCGTGGGCGATTGTGCGCTTGCATCGGCGGCTGCGTCAGCCTCCACGAGGATGTCGCCAACGGAAAGTGCGCCAACGGCAGCACTAATAGTAACCGTAAACTCTTCGGTTGTTGCGTCGTATGTAACGGCTGTTACCTGGCCATAAGCGCCCGATGTGGTAGCTGCGCTCGGTGCTTTCATGAGATACATTCCGACCTCGGGTGCATCACTAAAGCCGTCACCCTTAATCTTAATCGTTGTGGCACTTGAACCAGAAGCCGTGCTAACCTCAAACGAACGGAAGATAAGACAACCTACGGATGGGTCATATTGCACAAGCTGTGCTGCCCACAAATGCCCAAAGCCTTTGTTTGGATTAAGAATAGTACCACCAAGGAGAACGTTCTTGCGGTTCTCGCCGTTACTATCTTTCACCCAAACCGAACGACCTCCGCGTACCTTACGCGAAATTTCGTAAAAATAAGCTAAGTTTGTAACTTGTGACATAATTACTTAATTAAAAATTAAACTTTCATCGGTTTCAAGGCCGACATGGCTTCCGCGTCACGCTTTCTAATTTGTTGCGGTGCAAGTGGCTTAATGTCACCGATAGAATCCCTAAAGATTTCTTGGAATCGTGATACCATAGCCGTTGCTTGTTCCTTGTCGTCCTTATCAAGATCTACGCTATAATCGGCAGCAAATGTCTCGAACGACTTGTGCAAATCTTGGCGTATACCTTTCTTGGCAATTCCCATGATGTTTTTAAACTTCTCTTTTTTCGCTTCGTTGTTCCTAAACATCTTCAACTCGTCAAGCTGCTCTTGTATCTCTTTCGGGATAACCTGCTCTACTTTCGGTGTTGTTTTCTTGCCAATTTTCTTGTTCAACTCTTCAATTTGAGCCTTTAATTCGTTTTCCTTGGTTTCAAATTCATTCTTTGATGTGGCTATACCACGCAACGCAGCGCTTCTTGCCGTGTCAAGGTTAAACTTCAAGTCCGCAATGATGGCTTCATCGTTAATGTCGCCTTCTGGGTTTCTTTTCGCAAAGAAATCAGCGAACTTGTCTTTAAACTCTAATGTAAGGGTTGATTCGTCGTAGCTTCTCTCGCTACAATAGTCGTTTGCTCTCTGCAAAACCTCTTCTTTTGTCATAGTTCTCTCCTATTAAAACGTGAATTTAAAACAAATGTTTGCGCAAATTTAAGATTAAAAAGACAAGGCGAAAACAACGTGCGTTTTATTAGTTGTTGAAACTACATCAAAATAAACAACCTTTCCATATAATAGAAATGAACGCGCGAATAAATGTGTGTATTTTTGCAAAAAAGAAAGGGAACGTATGGCGGGAAAAAGAAACGACTCGGTGCTTGCTCCGTTGGAAGATGGTAATCAAAAATATGCCATTCGTTCCAATGCCGACATCGTCGTGTTCACTGGTGGCACGGGTGGCGGCAAGTCTTACGCCCTTTATTATGCGCCTATAGAATACCTCGCAATGAACGACAATGCGAAGATTGTATGTTTCATGCGTAACATTTCGGACTTTTGGGGTGCGGGTAAGGTTAGTGATACGTTAAAGAAAATGTATCCGCTTATAGACCGTTCCGTGAAAAAACAACCACACGACCCGATTGGCGAGATTATTCGGCGACAAGAAGACATGGGTATGAAGCTTTACAACGGTAGCGAGATAAAGTTTCAGCAGTTGGATAACGAAAGCCCAGTCATCATCGATAAGATTGCAAAGGGATTGCAAGCAAAAAAGCTTATATTCGACGAATGTAACAAGTTTGATTGGCGCACAATAACGGCATTCATGCCGCGTTTGCGTTCAGATAGTTCGGGAAAGGCTCAAATATATCTTGCGCAAAACCCAGAGCGCGAATGCTTCTTGCGAAAGCTTTGCGGCAAAGGTATACATGGCGGTGGTTGGATAAACGACGATGGAAGTGTTGACAAGGACATGGATGGCGTTGTCATGTACTTCAATATGGAGGAAGGTGATATTGAAAAGACATATTGGGGTAGGACGAAAGAAGAGGTCTACGAGAAATGCAAGCCGCATATAGACGCTTTAATCGCACAAGACCCAGATATGACATACGAAGATTTCATTCTTTCGATGGTGTTCTTCACGTTTAGTGTCCGTGACAACAAAAAGATGCTTGCAAAGAACAAGCGATACCGTGGCCTTGCGGCGAACGCATCAACGGCTGCATCAGCGTATAACGAGAATTGGAACTATTCCATCACCGATAGCGATGTGTTTGTAGAAGACCTAACGCGCGTTGAACTTAATCAGGTTGACATAGAGCGCATGTTTCGCCCAATGTCTATCCCGAATGATAGCGTCTTGGAGAAACGGCTTATGACAATCGACATGGCATCCACTGGTTTTGACAACCTTATACTCAAGTATTGGGAGAAATGGTCACATTACGGGTTCATTTGCAAAGATATAAAGTATTCCATGCACAATACAAACCGTGAGGCCGTAATGATGGCAATACAATTTAGGGATAAGCACAACCTACAAGAACGGGATATGATTATCGACGTGCAAGGTTTTGGCTTCTTGAAAGATTGTTTTCCACGTGCAATACTTTTTAGTGGTGCGGGTGTGACATCCAACCGTGGAAAGTCGCAATTTAAGTCGTTTAAAGATGAGGCTGGCCATGTCGCGATGGAAATGATTCAGTCTGGCCTCATACACTATGAACCTCGCCTTGCCAATGCGCACTACAATCATAAGAACATGAAACGCGAGGGTGGGACAACAATCCTTAAGCACATGCTTTTTGAAAGTAGGATTTTCCAATTCGACAAGACACCGAACGGGCGTATCACGATGATGGCAAAAGAATCAATGAAGTCGTTGTTAAAGGGTATGTCGCCAGACCTTACGGATAACATTATATTGTTATGTGGTGGGCAGATTTATGATTGTTATCGCATGCTACGCGATGATGCTGGCGTTATGCGAAAGAAGATACAATCAGACGACATGCTTTCGATGCTAAACATAAACACGGACGATGAAAACGACACGCGTATTCGCCGTCCAAGAAAGATACGTAACGCAAGCGAAATATTAAATGTACTAAGTTCGATATGATAAGAGAAAGAAACATACGATGGTTTTTGGATGACCCGACGCGGTTGCTACTAATGAAGCCTTTTACTCGCGGCGGCGCGATGTCTTCGCATGGATTTGAGAACCAAAAAATACTAAACAACGATACGATAGACACGGGGTTTGCAAACCTTGAGTTGCATCCAATATCGCAAGACACGTACATCACGGAGTATAGACCAGACCTTCATCACATCATTCTAAATCGTACAATACCACACATTAAAATATCGATTGATGGTTGTCCGTTGCCTAACGGAACGATGGAACTTACGCAAACGGCATCCTTTCAAAAGCTAATTCATTCCGCACACGTAAGGAATCTCACCGCAAATCCGATTGAATTCAATCTTTGCAACGAAACTCCAGACGAAAGTGAAAGAAAGGTCTTTAGCGTTATCAAGCAAGAATGGATGTGGCGTGACATGGAATGGAACAAGTACCAAGCAATAAACACATGCAAGCAACTTGGTAATTGTGGCGTATTGTTTAGTTTTGACAAAGAGCGCCAACGCTACGATGTAACAAATTATAGCTACGAGGATGGTTATCAAATCATACCCAATTACGATGAATACGGAATAGAGATAGCCCGCTCTTTGGCGTACCAAGTAAACGAGAATATTGTAATAGACACATACGACGCGACCAACCATTATCGTTGCACACAAACCGCTAACGGATGGGAGGTTCAATCGGAAAACCACGGCTTTAGTCGTTGTCCGTTGTTACATAAACGAGGAAAGGTGGCTTGGGAATACGCCGAAAGTTCAATTGAAATGTGGGAACTTATGGCGAACATACAAGATATAGCGCTAAAACGCTTTGGAACGTTCGCCTTGGTGTTTACTGGTGAAATGGACACCGATTCGTTTAAACGCGATTCAAGCACGCTTATAATCAATCTTTCAAGTGATACGACAAATGGAAAGCAAGAGGCGAAAGTTTTGGATTTCCCAGAACCGCAAACGATGGATAAGTACCTTAAGACACTTGAGGAAAAAATATCACTATTTTCATCCACGTCTTTTATCACGCCGAAAGACATAACAACATCGAATAGCGGTGGTAACGGTATTGCGCTTGCCATGTCGAACGACTACTCGCTTGCCGTTCAATCCGCCGTTGATTGGCGTAGGTTCATCAATGAAATGGTATACTTGCACCAAGAGGGGCTTGAATTGGAAAACAACGGCACGACGAAATATACCGATGTTCGCATTGGCGCAAAGATTATTCCTTGGTCGCTTGAAACGAACAATACGAAGTTGTTGAACCTTGGCATGGAAGCTCCGTATCTTTCGACGCAGACAATAGTCGAGCGTTGCCCTGATGCTGCACCAGATGAGGTTGATAGAATAATAGCTGAACGTGGTAGCTTGATAAGTCGTAACGACCAAACAATAAGTTCGACGGCTGAAAAGGCTGCATCAATGGCGGCTAATCGAAACGACATCATCCGTGACAACGAGGATAAAATGGAGGTTGAACAAGCAGAAATAAATAGCTAATGGTTATGGGATGGATGGAGTTCTTGTTGGGCGTAGCCACACTAATACTTGGCACGGGATGGTTGTTTACGTACCGCGCATATAAGCGCAAGGCAAACGGCGAGGCAACACAAGCTGAGGCCGATGGGTGGAAAGCGCAGCAAGATGTCTATCAACAAACAATAGAAGACCTTAAGAATACGTGCGAATACATACGGAATGATAGGGATTTGCTAAGAGTTGAGAATGAAAAGCTACGCGAGGAAAACAGCGCTTTGCGTAACAAGATTATCAAGCTTGAAGAGCAAATCAACGAACTTAAGAATGATATTGCGCGGCAAGGTAGACAAATACAATCATTAACAAATGAAAGGAAAAGAAAATGATGGTATTAAGAAAAGGATGTAGAGGAGAAGAAGTCAAGGTGTTACAAAGAGCCTTGCACTTATATGTTGATGGAATATTCGGCGCACTTACCGAGGAAGCCGTCAAGGAGTTCCAACGTGAAAACAACCTCACGATAGACGGCATTGTCGGCGAAAAAACGTGGCAAGCGATAAATGGTGGTCTAATTAAGTCCCGTAGGAACATAAAGGAGATAATCGTCCATTGCTCCGCCACAAAAGAGGGAAAGGACTATACCGTTGGCGACATTACACGGTGGCATAAGCAACGTGGTTTTTCGACGATAGGGTATCATTATGTAGTATACCGCGACGGTGCAATACACCAAGGGCGTGATGTGAATGTTAGTGGCGCGCATTGCACAAACCACAATAGCATATCTATTGGCGTTTGCTACATAGGTGGCCTTGCGTCGGATGGCAAGACACCGAAAGATACGCGAACGGACAAGCAGAAAGCCTCGTTGTTGTCCTTGCTTAAAAGGCTAAAGGCACTTTATCCAAATGCTAAGATATACGGTCATCGGGATTTTGCAATAAAAGCATGCCCGTCGTTTGACGCAACAAAAGAATATCGAAACATTTAGCTCGCGAGAATATATGGCAGTAAGAATAAAACATGTAAAGGGTAACGTTCTACGGTTGCACGTTCCACTCACCGTAAAGATTAAGCGTCTTATAGACGGCGAGATAACGGAGGAAGAAAAGGACTTCATACCAAGTCCTTATTATCCAACGTATATAAACCTCAAAAAAGACGTTGGGTTAACGAAAAGTTATGTTGCCGAGGTGGAAGACAATGTTGCATCTATGCAAGATGACGGCACGTTAACGGTAGGTGAATATCAGGTCGAGGTTAAATGTAACGACGACCTCGGAAACCCATATCGCTACATGGTTCGTGCGGTGATAGAAATTGTTGATGCAACCATCGATGCGGGTATAGAAGCGGGTATAGAGTTCGATAGCGAAGACTATACTCTTGTTGGCGGCGGTGTGTTTATTTCCTATGGCGGTGGCGTGTTTGAACAAATACAAAGCGACTGGGCGGAGGAATTAGACCAAGCGCGTTCGTATATAAGGAACAAACCAGACCTTACGATATACCAAGAGAAAGAAAGCGGCAAAGGGCTTTCGGAAAACGACTTCACAAACGAATATAAAGCAAAACTCGACGGCCTCGTGAATTACGACGACACCGAGTTACGCGGCGTTATCAATACTAAAGTTGACAAGGAAACGGGAAAGGGGTTATCCACAAATGATTTCACGAATGCGGATAAGCAAAAGCTTGATGGCTTAGAAAACTACGATGATAGGTACATCCGTTCCGTGTTAGACGAAAAGGTAGACAAAGAAAATGGAATGGGATTGTCTGCCAACGACTATACGGATGAGGAAAAAAGTAAGCTTGGAACACTTGAAAACTATGATGACACCGCGATTCGTGCCGAAATAACCGCAACGAATAGCCATCTTAAATCAAATTATTACGACAAGAACCATTCGTATAACAAGGATGAGGTAAACGCATTGCTTGCCGCGATGCAAACGTTTAGTTTTGTATATGTTAGTACGTTGCCTCCAGCGTCTATCAATACGACAAAGAAAATCTACCTTGTTCCAAGTGAAACGCAAGTACGTAGAAATATAAAAGACGAATATATAACCATACAAAACGCGGGCGTATATATTTGGGAGAAGATTGGTTCTACGGATATAGACTTAAGCAACTATGCAACGATAACGCAGTTAAATCAAAGCATACAGGATGCGATAAGTGCACTTGCGACCGTAGCAAGCACTGGTTCGTACCTTGACCTTACCGACAAGCCTACCATCCCCACACAACTTTCGCAACTAACCTCCGACTCGACGCATAGGACAGTTACGGACGTAGAAAAGGAAAGATGGGACGGCGGAAGTTTTGAACAAGAGCAAAGCGATTGGAACGAAACGGACAACACGAAAAGTTCTTTCATTAAGAACAAGCCGACGATACCATCAGAAGTAACCGAGTCAACGGTTGCAGGTTGGGGCTTTACGAAGAACACGGGTACTATCACGGGGATTACCATGAATGGTACTTCCAAGGGGACAAGCGGGGTGGTGGACATTGGTACTGTTGTTACTGATGTGTCGGGGAAAGTGGACAAGACGACTACTATCAATGGGAAGGCGCTATCTTCTAATGTGAACCTCTCAGCGGAGGATGTAGGGGCACTGCCTGACACGACGCATATTCCTGTGGTTCCTACCAATGTGAGCGCGTTTAATAATGATGCGGGGTATCTGACACAGCATCAGGATGTCAGCGGTAAAGAGGATAAGGTGGATATTGTTTCTGCAAGCGGGGCTACCTTAACAGCAGAGGTAGGCAAGTACTACACTCTTTCTTCCGTAGGCACGCTGGCTATTACCTTGCCTACTATTGCATCAGGTAACACCAAGGTTCAGACGGTGAGCTTCTATATTTCATCTGGGTCTTCTCCTGCTGTGACCTTCTCTTCTACACATTCCATCTACTACTCTGATGGGTTTGAGATTGCTGCTGATTCTACCTATGAGGTTAGCGCATTGTGGAACGGCATTGGATGGATTATTGGTATGTTGAAATTAGTTGCATCAAGTTAGTAAGGTTATGGGAACACTACTGAACAGGCGAAGGGTGATGGGAGACAGCGGAGAAAGCTATACTGCTTCTTCCTATGTTCAAGACGGATTGATTGGCCAGTATGACGGAATAGAGAATGCTGGTGTAGGTGTTCATGGAAGTCCTGAGCAATGGAAGGATTTGGTTGGTGATAACGACTTGCTGTTGGAGAATATTACATGGGGAGATGATGGCGCAATATATAACGGAAGTAATAGTGTTGCATATTTAAGCGCATTGCCATATTTTGGCACCTTCCAAACTGTAGAGATATGTGCAACGATGACTGGAAGCAATGGCTGGATGACGTTTCAGTTCTCTGGTTCCTACTATATGGGATATAATGGAAGTGGACGCTTAATTGTCGCAACAAAAGGAACAGGTGCGAATGACTATCAAGGCACCCCTTTTGTCCCGCCAGCACTCCATACTGCATCTGCATTGCCTAATAGAAAGCTGTCTGTTGATGGTGTTATCAGAAGTACAACGAAAAGTACAACTAATGGTGTGTCCCAAAATAACAAGTACCAGACACTCTTCGGCGCAAGGAGTTTTAATGGCCTCATTGGTATGGTCTTGACTGGTAAAATCCATTCTATCCGTATCTATGACAAGCAACTTTCGCAGGAGGAGCTTACGAAGAACTACAATATTGACATGAAACGATTTTGATGATGAAGAGATACTACAATTCTACCACACATGAGTGGTACACGGAAGGTTCTTCCATTACAAGGAAGCACGTTTTGGGCGGAGATAACATGCCTTTGTATTATGTATCTTTTTTGTCTAACATAAAAGAAAGATTCACAATGAAGAAAAAGAATTGTTTGCGTGTCATATTATTTTCCTTTATCCTTCTTCTTTCATCTTGTGCTACAAAGATGAAAATAGAATATCGTGACCGTGATGTTAATCATTACATTACGAATACCGTCCACGACACGCTTATTGATAGGTCAACGGATAGTGTATATGTGTATACGCGAATAAAAGGCGACACCGTGTTTATAGAGAAATACAACACGAAGATACGTTGGCGTGACCATGTTGTTGAGCGCCGTGACACATGTTGGCGTGATAGTATAGCTATTCAATACAAGGAAAATATAAAGGAAGTTGTAAAAATACCTAAAATTTACAAGTTTGCTTTTGCGTTTTCAATAATTGTTCTTATCTTTGCAATTGTAAAAGTTTTGATATGGCTACGAACACGTTAGGGCGTAACATAACGTTCCAGATATACAATGCGGACGGAACGCCTTTTCATGGATTAAGGATGAAAAAGGCGACCGTAGATAGCGTTATCATGTCGCTTGGTGACAAGATTACTGGTGATGTATACTACAAGGACAACACGCTTGCCGTTACGATGCAAGAGTATATCGAATACAAAAGAAACCCTAATGACGCAAACGAGCAAGCCGTAAGATATGTTCTTGTAAATCCACCTACGATAGTCAGAGAGGGTATTGTGTCAAGCAATGGGGATTTGAACGGTATGACGAAATACTCGTTTGAATTCTATCACCCGATGTACATGCTTGGCAATTTCCCGTTTAGCGATGTTGCTGTTACGCTTAACGAACAACTCTACTTGTCCGAGAATAAATCGTTTCATTGGATAGGAAATCCGAACGACTACATTGCTAAGTTAAACAAGAACTTAGAACGAACGGAATGGATAGTTGTAAAGAGTGAGCGTTTTCCTATAGACAAAGACAATGAATTGAGTGATGTCTTATCGTTCGACAACAACACGATTGCCGATGCCCTTAAGACGATGTATGACACTTGGGGCATACCATACGTCGTTGATGTTATAAAAAACGGGGAGAACTATTACAATAGCGGAAAACGCTTTAAGGTTGTTGTTGGATTGCCATCGAATGAGATTGTAGATAGGTACAATCAAAACTATGTGTTCCAAATGGGTAAGGGTGTAGGGTTGAAAAATAATTCTCGCACGCCAAGGAACAACAAGATAATAACCCGTCTTTCTGGATACGGTAGCGAGAACAACATACCTTACGGTTATCCGCAAATCATTTGGGAGGGTGATGCGCGTTGGGAGTACACCGCATACGTTAACAACGACCCGATGATTGGTGAAGACAACAAGCCACACGGAACACCTACCGAAAGTGCATACCCACTATACATGGGTATTGTTGGCGGCGCATACGTAAAGCTTATCAAGCACCCGTTTACACGCACGCATCTCATGCCGTCGGTGTATAGTATGTCGGTGAACAAAAAGGTAAACCCGTATGCACAAGATTATGACCCAACGGTTGAACTTGTAGATTACTATGACGCTATTGCAACATTGGATTATCCATACCCGAACGAAATCAATCCCGTTGCGCCATCATACGAGATACATGAGTTCGAGAACGTAAAGCCAGAAATGAACGACGGGCAAAGCCCAATAGCTATTGTTGCATGTGTTCCCGTAGATAATCACCGCCAAGTAGTCGAAGAATGGGATGATACAATAGATGATGATGGAAACTACGTGCAAAGCTATTTCCAAATCACGCTACCCGTTTTATCGTTTGACATATACGCTTGTGCCGCAATAACACAGGAAATGCAAATCAACATGCGTAGCGGCGCGTGTATTGGATGTACATTCCCCGTTCAAGTGGATTGGGATGATTATAGAAAGAATTTCTACGATGCCGATGGAAACTTTGTTCCGAACGGCGAACAACGCGACCTTAACAAATATCCAAAGTCAAACGAGGTTAGCATAAACCTTATTCTACAAAAGGAATATTCTACGTTTGGTACTATAATGCCAAACATATACCAACAACCGCACACGGGTGACGAATTTGTTGTGTTGGGTATATCGTTGCCGATAGAGTACATTAGCAACGCGGAATCTCGTCTTGATGATGAAATGAAATCGTACATGTTGGAGAACAACGTGTATTACTTCGACTACCCGTTGAAGTTCGACGAATTTTTCCTTGCAACACACACAAGCATCTTGGCGCAGTTAAAACCAAATTGCGTTGTTAGGTTCATGTTCGCCAACGAAGAATTGCAACTATACGTAAAGCAACTTACGGTAAAGTTTGGTAATAGTCCGTTGCCAGAATACGAGATTACGCTAACGGATAATGTCGAAGCCGTCATCAATCAAATAGGAAAGGTTAGCGAAGATGTTGAGCATTTAACGTCGCTTATTTCCGCGCTTAGACAAGAATATTCGAGAAACGTATGGTCGGAACTTGACAAGAAGCTTTCAAGGGTTAATAGTGATTCCGCACAAGGGTTAATAACATTCGTTCGCGGATTAGTGTCAATGGATGACGCGGAATTCGGAAACTTTATCGAGGGAATATACACGGGTCGTGGTGGTCGTATTGACAACCTTGGGAACGCCGAGTTGGAAAGCCTACGCGTCCGTTCATCGATGGAGGTGATGGAGCTTATCGTTAACCGACTTGCCGCGATAGAGGGCGATGAAATCCGTTCCGAAAGTGATACTATAACAAGTGTAGAAGACTTGGGGAACAATGTATACAAGCTACACTTGAAAGACAAATACGATGGCTATTTCACCGCGCAATACGAGCACAATATTCTAAGAGGAATATTCAACACCCTACCCGCCAAGATGGATGGTATAAGCGATGTTGATGTAGAGGACACCACCGAGCGTGAAGGTCGTAATTCGTACTACACATCATGGATGCGTATTCTTAGCGACGAAGAAGATGGTGTTCACGCCGTTGCTGGTGACAACTGGGTAAAGGTAGTATTATATGCCGATGAACAAGTGCCAAGCGGAAAGAACTACAAGCCGTGCCCAATGATGAATATCGCCCGTTGGGGTAACGCGGGATACACCGATGCCGACACCGTTATAGACGAAGGCGATACGGAACAAGAAATCGCCGAAAAGCGAATACGCGCGGCAGAACACTTGCGTAGACAACAAACGTTGTATCTTACCGCCGATGGTAAGATAATGAAATTAAAATTGGTAAATAAGCCAATAATAGAGGCGTATATGTACGGTTGGGTTGCTGGCGGTAATCCAGAATCGCTATACACCGATAGCTCGGTGCAACGCCGCCTAATTGATGGCCGTGATTATATTGCCGCCGATGGTATCATAGCTTCGCAAATCATAATTGCGGAAAAGGAACAACAGCCAGCTATCACATACGTAGACCACGGCGAATGGGACTCAATAACGACGTATCTTTTCGAACAAGAAAACGAAGATGTTATTGATATTGTTGGAAACCCGATAATCGAAACATCCGATGTGTGGCATAACGGTTGCCGTTGGCGTAATATCACAAAGAACAATATAGGCCACGAACCGTCGTGGAATTCGCAATATTGGATATTGGTTGAGGGAAACACCAATATAACAATGGAAATAGATACGCAAGGAATATATTCGGCGCGTAGCGGCTATGTTGACATTCCAGCAACCCCATATGTCTTTTTTGGCTATACCGATATTTCCAATGATGTGGTTGTTTGGCGATGGACGCGAGAAAGCGACAACGCCGAGGCGGACACTGGGTGGAATACGACGCATTACGGTGCTGGTCGTATCATTCGCATAACGGACAATGACATGCCGTTAAGTTGGCATCAAGGACATACGGTTGTGTTTACATGTACAGCTTATCTCCAAGATGGCACAACGCAGACTAATAGTATAATAATGTAAGATAGATAAGGTTATGAAAATAGGAAGAATATCAAAGCCAGTTGTTATCTCGACAAGCCATCAGCCTATAAGTGCTTTGTTGAGCGTGACACAAGTCGGTGCTTCGCCACTAACCCAAAGCGTTAATCAAACCGAAAACGAATGGGAGCCAGATAGAACAATAAGCCCATTAACGTTGTCGCCTATGCTTACCGCCGTAGATACGGAAAGTGGGCAATCGGTGACGCTGAACCCTACGTTTATGTGGTATCATGTAACATACAAACTTGGTAGGGATGGTGATACTGAAATTCTTACGCTTATAACACAAGCGTATGACTCAACGCCACATGATTACGCTATCGACAATAACGGAAACCTTATCGTTAGAAAAAACGTTTCACCTAATTCCCCCGTGACATTGTTGTTGCGCGCAAGTTATACAGACCCGCATAGTGGCCGTCCAATAACAAAAGACGAATATGTGCTTCTTACGAGCGTAAACAAACCTAACGACAAATACACGGTCGAAATACTCACCGAGAACGTTGTAAAATACAACCCACTTGACGGCGACTTTCTTGCAGACGACCCAAAGGATGCAGGCTCGGAATTTAATTTTACAGCAGTTGTGCGAAAGAATGGCGAGATATGCACGGATGAAGTTTATATCGAGTGGTGGGCGAGTAGTGCATTGTATCCAGACAAAATGTTGATGATTAGCGACGAAGAAGCTATGATAGGGTATGAATATACGCGCGACCATCCTGGCTACATGGTGGGACAAGGCGGGTCTACCTTGAAGTGGGACGCTCGTTACGACAAAAAAACGAAAATCCAAGCGTATGTATTCCATAGTGCGGATAGCGACGAAAACCCGCTTTGTACCGCAGTCCGAACGATAATATGGGACATACCAAAAGTAAAGGGTGATATATTGCCATTGAATGGTCGTGCTATACGTTATGGGGATAAAAACAAGAAGTTCCGCCTAATGCTCCGCACACGCACAAATGACATAGACTCGTCAAAGGCAGGTGATATGTTCCAAACTGTATGGAAAAGGGAGGACACCAACGGCCAAAATAAGGCTACGATAGGGTACGGACAAGAGGTTGAAGTTACTGCCGATAGCCTACGTAGGTTTGGAAATAATGGCGTGTTAATCATGCCCGAGGTAACGATGCGTGGTCAGCTCGAACAAATAGTCATCGATGGTGTTGATGTGGTGTTATATTCCCCAAGCGGAGATAGTGTTGAATACGACGGTCACGGCGTATACAAAAGCAGATATACACAATAAAAGCAAAAGATATATGAAAGAATCCATCTATTTTAGCGTATCTAAAGACATAGCCGAACGATGTGGTGTAGTGGATACAACGTACAAAACGAAAGACGGTCGTAGTATTGTCACCTCACGCGAAATGCAAAGGCTTATGTTAACGCCAGACGAGTATGTAAATGGCGTTGATGCAATTAGAATGACAAAGAAAGAAGCCGAGAAAGCCATTAAGGATGGTGGTTACAATCTTGGTAGTAAGGAAAAAGAAGAAACAAAAGAGGAGGAAATGAGCAATGAGTAGTGTATCATCAAGGTTTTCCGTTGTTAACATCAAGGATGGTGTAACAATAAGCGGTACGCTTAGAAACCTAAACGGTTCTTTAACGCAAAGCTACGGTACTGGCGTATGGATTCCCGATTGGAGTACAAACAAAAGCGGTAATCCAATTATCTATCCCGACATCTATAGGGACGGGACGCGTATTGGTCAAGAATCACTTGGCAATTGGTCGTGGCAATACAATGGCACTACGATAGTGTTTGGTACTTACAAAGGAGAAAGTGATGTTTCTACAAACGGTGCACTTGCTGGTAAGTTCAAAAGGAGTACACACACCGTAGGTGGAAAGGTTATACCATCGCTTATCATATACGATAATCTTGGTGGTAGTGCAATGGGTAACAATACGGATAACGACGTGATAACGTTCACTGGCTCCGTTCTCCTTAGTTCGTCTTCCATGAGTTTCAATATGTCGCGGCCAATACGATTCACGGAGCTAAAAGGTGCTGGATTTACTGGTATGATTCAATTCGGAAACAACACCGTTATCGATTCCGAAAATCAAAGTGTTCAACTAACCGCAAGGTTGTATAACGGAAGTGACGAAGGAACTACGGTTGGTTTTACTCCAAGGTGGACGTTTGAGGGTAAGGAATTGTCGAAGACTGGAAACCCAATTACAATTACTGCGGATGAGGTTGATGACAAGTTGTACGTTAGGTGTGATTTCCTTAATAGCGAAGACTTAACCGAAGTGTACGCAACCGCCATCGAGGTTGTCGATGATGTTTCCGATGATTACGAAGTGTTCTTTGCAACAAAGGTTGACAACGGCGATGTTAGTGGTTCTGATAGCCTATCAAGTTACGCCGAGCTTCGTGCTGGTCAAGTTGTTACACTATTCGCTTGGGCGGCAAACGCAAACGACCCAGACTCCGTTATTGATGGTTGGCAATTCAAGTGCAAGCTATACAAGACCGACGGTAGTGAATACACGGCAAGTATTCCAAACTGGAATGCACGTAGTGGCGGCTACTATAACCAAACGACAAACGCCGAGGATAGTAGCAAGGCAAGTGGAAGCAACCACTTCTCTGCGCCTATTAGCTTTGATTTGGTCGAGCTTTGTGGCGGGCAATTGGATGGCATATTGGTTGCGACCAATTAAACGAACGATATGCCGTGGGCGTGTAAAGCCGCATGCCTACGGCGTTCTTAGCTTATGTTTTAAAAAAAAGTAAACTATGGGAACAAGAGTATCTGCACCGTTTAGCGTGGTAGCCATACACGACGGAGAAAAAGGGGATAAGGGCGACAAAGGCGACGACGGAAGAGGTGGCGATTGGACTGAAATACGTTTTAGCCTTTCGAGTATTGGTGCTATCATTGGTGGTAGTTCAAGTGATTATCCTCAAGATTGCACCCAATGGTCTCCTTCGTTGCCGTCTCCGACAAGCGAGAAACCTTATGTGTGGATGCGTAGCATACCGCAAACGTGGAATGATTCGATACAAGACTATGTAGCTGGAGATGCAACCTACACTTGTATCACTGGTGCTAAAGGTAGTGATGGTGATACTTCCCTTGTCGCATCTCTTGATGATGACATGACGATGGTCATTTGCGACGGTGATGGTACGCCGCCATCTGGTTGGACTTGGACTACTATAGCCAGTTTGTATTATGGCGTTAACCCAGACGCGATAACTTCCGCGACGGCAACCATCAATGGTAGAACAACAAACAAAGCAACGATTGTTATAGCCAACAATCGGCAAAGTGCAACGTTAACCGTAAAAAACCTTACGGCTTCCGACTCGGATGTTATAAAGGTTGTTGTAACGCTCACATCGTTGAATGGTACACGCGCATGCACGGCCACGGTGACGAAAAGCCGAAAGAGTGAGGTGTATCAACTACGCCCATCTTTTAATGTCATAAAGGTTGACAAGGACGGTGTTCGCACCCCGACGGTGTTCCTTGAAGTAGGCGCGGTAAAGATTAGCGACGGAACGGTGAGTAATTTGGTGATGATTGGCTCGGGAGTGAAAGTGATGGCCAAGTATAGCAAGGATGGTGGCACGACATGGAGTAACTGTAGTAGACAGATTGTTGGCGGTGCTATCCTTGACAACTATGGTGTTCCACTAACTGGCAACGAGACATCTCTTCGCCTTCGTCTTATTGACAACGCCGATGGTGGAATCTACGATGAAGAAGATATTCCCGTTATTAGCGATGGTCTCAAAGGTGATACTGGCCCACAAGGATACGAGGGCTTGATTTTACGTGTATCGGAATGGGAGGTAGGTAAATACTACCGTAACGACGAGGATGTTTACGACGAAAACATGTTAAGCGATGATGGGCATCGGTATCTTGATATTGTAAGTGTAACGGAAGGCGGTAGTGCCGTGTGGTATAATGCAAAAGCAACACATAATGGTGTTATAAGTTCCGACGGCAACAACGGCAATAGACCTGGGATTAGCACGGCGTGGCGTTATTATTGGTCGGAGTTCGAGATACAAGGTGCACCTATAATGACACCTTTGTTGTATGCGCAACGTGCGCTTATAGAATACTTACAAACGAATCAAATCCTACTACTCAACCCTTCGTTAGATAAGGTAATGGGTGGTATTGGCTATGCCGACGGCAATGTTTCGGGTGATATGGTTTATCCGTTGTGGCTTGGCGGCGAAACCGCCATTGACCCGAACACGAACTTCTATGTTGATATTAACGGAAGGATGTTTTGTGTTGGTGCTGATATTCAAGGTAACGTTACAATCAAGGGAGAAGATGGCGTTGTTGTGTACGACACCAATAATAACGAGCGGGTTCGTATGAGCACAAGGAATGTAACAAAGCCGAAAGAAGACAAGGAATATCCATTGTGGGAAAGACGTGGATTGAACTTATATAATGTTGGGCAAAATGCTACAATATGGGCGGACACCCCGCTTGAACGTAGAGACGGGGAAATTGGATTCCAACTTGGAGTAGGCCAAAGTGTAGGCGGAAGATTTGTGATAGCCATGAAAAGCGCTTCTGGCGCATACGGAAGAATACTTAGCGACGGCGTTACCTTAAGCGTTAAGCTAACACTTAGGACATCCACGAAGGTTCTTGCGGAAAGCACTAATGATTACGAGCTTTACCGTGACGATGTGTTTGACAACCTTTCGCTATTTGACATACAATACACGAATGTAGGAAAGTATGTATCCAACTCCGATGAATATTGTTACTTATACGTTGAGATGGCTTTAAAAAACATATCCGCGAGTAACTTTACTTTATACGGACGTAGCGATAGCACAATAGAATTAGGCGTGGCAAATTTCTTTGTTAATGTTGCTTATACGAAGACGACAATAGCGCCTAATGGTTTTTGTGTAAACGCTGGAGGTAATCGCCATGCCTTGATGGATAATGATGGTATATTGTTCCGTTGGGGTAATCATGGGTTGCGTATCGATGATAGTGGCGTGAAAAAGTTAGTTAACGGAACATGGGTAGATATATAAACAATACATAATATAATAACAAAAAAAAAGAAAAGAATATGGTTTACGAATTAAGACAAGCTATGGGTGATGTTATTAACGAACTCACCGACTCTGGAGTATATGGCGACGGCATTAAAGATTCCTATTACATGCCTGTCATTGACGCGAACGGCCTAAAAAGCAAGATGAACTTTGGCAACCTTGTCGGTACGCTTATGAACTGCGGCTCAATAGCTCTTGCATCTACAACTGGTATCACGTCGGTAAATAATCTTCCGCTTAATAGTGTAGCGTATGTTTCGAGTTCTATTAGTAACATTCCCGTATCTAACACGGCATGCGTTGTGCTTACCATAAAGAATGTAAACGGTGCGGTTCAAGTTGCCTTCGTTCTCGGTGGTTCTTCTGCCTCGTTGAAATGGAGAAGCGTTACGAGCTACCCAAGCGGAACGTGGACTGCATGGAAGTGATTGCTGTTTTGTGTTGAATTGTTTTTTAAGTCCCACATTAACGTTTATGTTAGTGTGGGATTTTCTTTGTTTTGTGTGTTTTTATTGACGTGAAAGTTACACAACACGCTATTAGTCAACCGTTTATTTTAATGTTTGGACTTTAAAAAGTCCCGTCTTGCCGTTTCTTGTTTTTCGCTTATCTTTGCAACCGTAACGTTACAAAGAGAGTAAGTATAACAATTTTAAGTAAAACAAGAATTATGAGTGAGATTTATCAACTTCCTGAGAGTAATAGCGGCAACAACGCTACTATTCCTTTTTCAATCCCCATCGGCTTTGGTGGCTATGGTAATGGCGGATTTGGCTTTGGAAATGGCGGCTTCAACAGCATTGCGGACTTGTTCGGACTTGCAATTATCGCCTCAATGTTTGGTTGGGGAAATGGCGGCTTTGGTGGCGGCTTTGGTAATTGGGGTGGTAATGGAGGACAACTTGGCTTCCTATCCAATCAGCTTAATAACGATAGCGGGCGTGAATTGATTATGAATGCTATCACCAATCAAGGTGAGGCTTCCCGCACGGCAATTCAAACGCTTAGTACGATGCTTGGTCAAGACTTCAACTTGGTTAACGCGGGTATTCAGTCGGCACAGAATACGCTTAATCAAATCGCAAACGCACAGGGTATGTCCACGTTGCAGATGATTAACGCCGTGCAGGCTGGCGACGCGAACCTTGCAAGCACTATACAAAAGTGTTGTTGCGACCAATCCCTTGCCACATGCCAGCAGACGAACACCTTGCAGAATGCTATTAACGGCGTAGGCAATCAAGTACAGGCAAAAGCCGCCGCCGACCAGTTGGCTATGTGTCAGCAGACATACGCGCTTACCGACAACATGAACCGCAATTTCCTTGCAATCGACAATAAGCTTGATGCAATGGAGTCGAATAGGAAAGACCGCGAGATTACGGCGCTTACGGCGGAGATTGCATCGTTGAAGTCGCAGAACTTCACAACGGGTGTTGTCCAACAGGCGGTAGCACCAGTAATCGGACAACTCAACGGACTTGCTCGTGAGGTGGATGACATCAAGTGTCGTATGCCCGAAACTGTCAGCGTTCAATACCCAAACTTGCAGGTGTTTAACGCAACACCGTATGTAAGTGGCGGTTTTTACCCCAATGGATATTACGGCAACGGTTTCGGTGGCAATAACTTTGTATTCTAAATTTATGGCATAGGAGGTAAAAGCATGAGTTGTAATTGTAATAACTGCAATATAACAATTAACGCAGGTGGTGAGCCGTATATTGCGAATACACAAGTTGTCGTAGGAACCGACACCGTGAACATTGCACTTGGTTGGAGACGTATTCAGCCGATAGGAAAATTCATTGTACGAATGGAGAATCCTATTCCGTCTGATGCAACGACAACATTGCCAATAACACTTACGCTGAATGGCGTAACAAGACCACTGTTACTACCTAATGGAAATGCGGTGACTGTTGCTGACATTCTTAACGTAAGCGTTATGGAGATTCTTAACGATAAGTTCAACGGAATCTTGGCTCTTTTGTCTCGAACAATAGTGTAATACAAAGTGTTAAACAATCAAAAGTAATTAACAATGGATATAAACAGTCTTACGAGCGGGAGTCCGTTCTATGTATTAAAGAAAGGTGAGCGTCCAGTGCTCGAAATTGGAACGGTCAAGGCTAAGACGCAGCCTCGTCCTCAGTATCAAACTCAAACCCCGAACTTGATGAATGGCATGAACTTTCAGCAAGTCGTAGATTTGACAGTTACGATAAACGGAATCGACAGGGTTATCAACAACATACCTTTGAATGTCGAAATCGCCGCACAAGGTAACGAGACATTCAGCGGTAGTAGAGAGGCGATGTTGCAGGCAGTTGATAACATGCTTCAAACGTCTAAGAAAGCGTTAGAGCAAATTCCGCTGCACAAAAACGTGATTGCCGAGTCAGAGAAGATGCTTGAAGCCTTGAACCCTAGATATGCTGAGGAAAAACGTCAAGCGCGGACAATAAAGACTTTAGAGGAAAGACAAACCGCTACTGACCAAAAGTTAGATAGTATCTTGTCTATTCTAAGGAAATTGGACTCCCCTTCCAAGTAATGTTTAATCCTTAAAAACCGAATAGATTATGTCTTGGATTTTCGTTGACAAGGAAAGCGAAGGCGGTGACATGCGTTCGCAGATGCGTAGAAACATGCGTGGTGGCTACCGAAATAATTACGGTGGTTCAAGTGCTATGATGCGCGACGATGCAAGTGAGCATTATCGGCGTGGCTATCGACATGGATGGGAAGACCATGAGGATGAAACGGAGCAGGATTACCGCCGCCGTAGAGACTCTATGGGTCGTTATATTTAATTAAGATGGGGTTGGGTGGGTTCGTCCTATCCAATCCTTTCTAAGCGTTTATAATATAGAAAGAAAAAGAAAAAAATGAAACATTATATTTCAGAGGATAGGGCTATATACGAGGACTCGTATCACGGTTTGTTTAGCAAAAAGCTTGCCGAGTGGGCTATTTCCAAGATGGAAACAAAAGACGCTTCAACAAAAACGATGAAGCCTATTGTATCACGCAAGCTTGATGATGTTAAGGAAGTGCTTGAAGAGTTTAATGTTGAATTGCCGAATGAATTCATGTATACGGCTTGGTATCTTTTCAATATGGCGTTTGCAGACTACCCGAAGACATGCAAGACGGATGAGGCGCGCGCAATGTTTGTAGAGGAAACGATTTGCGACCCAGATGGAATACCAGAAAACGTGCTTGATTGTTTTGTCACAAAGATGTGTAACGCGGGTGTGCCTATTTATTGGGAACTATATATGTAGTTGACTATGATTACAAAGTATTTAGAGGTAGGCGACAACGATTGGGGCATATTGGTTAACTATGACTTTGATATGAATGATTGGGATGATATATCTGCCGTTCTTTATTCATTTGGAATGAGTGAACGCGATATAAGAAAATCAATTCAAATTCTATCGTCGCCTAATACAGGTATGGCCGTTTCCAATAGTGGCTTACGTATGACCGTTATCTATATCGGTGAGCCTACAAGTGCGAGTGAGTTTTGGAGTACACTTAACCATGAGTTATACCATGCGGTTACGGCAATTATCGATTACTACGGAGAACCTTACGACGAAGAGCCAGCAGCATATCTACAAGGTGAGTTGATGCGTTTAGCCGTCGAAAACATTGCCGTTCCGTGCCGTTAAATAAAAAAAACAATAATAATAATAATAATATGGAAAGAGAAAAGCTTTTAGAGGAATACAAGGTTACACTTGAAAGCATTGTGGAGAAGACAAAATTCGTATATAGCGAAGAGTTCTACAAACTTGACGAGTTTGAAAAGCAGAAGTACAACAAGGACAAGATGACCACCGAGGCACATCTTAGCACGCTGTGCGAATTGCTTTGGGGAAAGAAAATGCAGTTTGACAATGGTCTTGGAAATATGTTTGCACTTGGCATTCTTAGTTCTATGTTTGGTGGTGGATGGGGAAGTCCAAGCACAAGCACGGATTATCTAAAGAAAACACTTGGTGAGAACGAAAAGGAAAACAAGGAAGAAGTGTATGCAATCCCATTGAACGGAAATAAAGCCGAATAAGCGCGTTTCTTTTGTTCGGTGGGCAACTATCAAAGAAAGGCAAAGATAATGCCGTGGCGGGCTTAAAAACAAGCAAATCACGGCTTTTATGTTATTCTATATCGTTCTTTTCTTTGATAAATCTCCAAATTTCGCGCATTTGCCTATCATAATCCGTTCTAACGAATATCGGGCAATCAACCTTTACCTTTGTGATTATCATAAACCATGTTGATAGAATGAACGCCTCGTATCTATCAATCTTTGCTTGCATATTTGCAATCTCTTTTATGCTATTTTCATCCATGCTATATACTATATAGATTCTACTTTAGGATAGTATCTATGTTCTTCTTCGCTCCAACGGAATTCAGCACCGCATCTTATACAATAGCACGTCATCCCAACCGCAACATCGGTTTCCCTATGGCACGCGGGGCATAATGCCGTCATGTGCGGATATACGGATACGAAGTGTTTGGAAAACGCATTACCGCTACCGTCAAGTGCGCCTTGCGAATTCAACTCACGTATAAGCTGTACTATATCACGAACGGATGCGTCTTCCAAGCTTTTCGACCTTTCAAACAAAAGGTTGGATAGCATATTGGCTACATCCTCGCTTGAATATTTAAATGTCTTAAGCTCGCTTGCTTCGTTTTGGATTTCCGTTCGTTTCCATTCTTCTATAAGTTCCTTTAAATGCTGGCATTCCTGTTGTTGCAACATCACGTCGGCATCACGTTTTTTTTCTGCGATATATTCCACGGCATCCTCGGTGTTTATCACCTTTTTGAAGTTAGCCGTGTCGTATATCATTCCGTAGGCAACACCAACATCTTCGGATAGTGCGCATTGCAAGACGAATAGGTATTGTTTAATATCAAACGAAACACCTCTTGTGTGTAGTATTTCTGTTGCATCTTGATATGAAATCATTATTCAAATAATTTTGGTTCGTTACTCTTGTGTACTTCTATTCCATCAACCTCCTTGATTGTAAATTCAACTCTCGGTCGAATTGGGTCAACAAACTTATTCGCGACAATCTTGACACAATTACGGTCATTTGCGATAGCCTTACATGCTTGCAAGCAATCAAGTGTACTTTTTAGTGCGTTGTCGAGGTCGGGTCTATTACTTGAAAAATACACGTCGATATACAACTCAAAAAAGCCCTTTATATTCTTGTTGCGGTATGCGCCACATTCAAGAAAGAAACGCTTTTCGTATTCTTTCAATGCACTTGTCTTTGCCAAAGACCCGTGTCCTTTGAGCGTTATCACCTTGTATTGATTTGATTTGCTCGGTGGTGATCCGAGAATGGTCTGTTCATGAATCATAGAATGTCTTCGAAATTAGTCAACTTTAAACTTATCAAACTAAGGTTGTACCCTTGCTTTATATATTCGCTAACAAAGACCTTTGCGTCGTCAAACGTTTCCGCGAACAACAATGTTTTATATTTTATCGGATGTTCATTGCCATCTTCGTCTACAAACATATCCATTAGCTCCGCTTGCCAAATCAAATCAATTTGGCTACTACGCTTGTTGAGTATTTCCTTTACCCTACTACGCTTTATTGCCGTTACATCAAAGTCTGGAAAGTCGCTACGTAGTGCGTACATAGTGTGTTCCGCATCCGAGAAAGATGTTGCGTTTTCAAGAACGTAGCTTTCCCTAACCGTCTTATCATTCACGTTTGTGAACGTTGTCGTAATCTCGTACATAATTCTTTTATTTTTCCTTTATTTCGATATTGATAAACTCTTTTATTCCCTTTGGAACGTGTATGACAATAGTGTTGTCGATATTCTTTTCACTCGTTGTATTTTCGTTGCTTTTAATGATACGCCTTAATATTTCCCATCGTTTCTTCCACATAGGTTCTTTGTCTATCATCATGGCCATACGGCTAACGGACGAAGCAACGCTTTGTAGTGTAAAGTGTTTTCCGTTTAGGCTTGCCGTTATGTCGGCTATCTTTGCGTAGCTTTCGCTTGTCATGTATCGATAGGCATACCAAAAGAGCCAACGTGCCTGTGAGATATTGACCACGTTCCCCGTAGTTAGCATGGCGTTTTTATCAACATCACAAAGCGTGGCGACAACATCCGCAAGAAAGTTCCGTATCGCAACGTCTCTTTTTTTTAGGCATTCTAAAACCTCATCTAAGTAGGATGTCTCTATTTCTTGAAGCTTATTCGAAACATCGTTATCATAACTCATTTCTTTTCCTTTCGTTTATATTGTTAATAATAGACTGTTCATTTATTGGTAGGCGTTCAACAAATAGGTTTAAACGTTGTTTCTTGTCGTGTCCAAGAATAGCGTCCCATAAACCAACGATGGAAAATCGAAACCGTATAAACGTGAATTCTCCTCTATATACGGTCTCGTTGTTTTCTATTTGTTTTTTTAAATAGCATTCCCATCGTGGTCGTGCGTCTCGTTCGTTATACGTCATCGTAGTATCGTTGTATTCTAAAATCTTACGGCGGCGCAACCAAAGATATGTGTCGCCATCTCGCTTGAAATACACTCCCGTGATACATCCGATGTGTACGCCGTCAATAGTTAGCTTGCCAGCGTACACACCGTTGTTGTCGCGTTCGATATATCCGTTAACGTAGTCTTCCATACGCTATTGTAATAACATTGGCATTATAAGTGAAAGGTATGTGTCCTTGTCATTAGCGTACACAATTGCCGCTCTTGATGGTTCGGACATTTCTATTGAAACATTATCACTATCGAGATTCGAAAGCACCTGAATCATAGAAGAACCCTTGAAGCCTATTGATAGTTCGTTACCGCTAAATTCACAAGCAACAATTTCGCTTGCCGATTTGCCAAAATCAATATCCTCCGCGTTTATAACAACGCGTCCTTTTTTGAATTCCATCGATACAAGTTCGCTTGTTGTGCTACCCATTGGCAACACGCGTTTTAATGCTTGGCAAAGAGCGTCTTTGTTTACGATAGCGAGGCTTGTGCTTTCTTTTGGTATAACGCTTTCGTAGTTCGGGTATCTACCATCTATAAGCCGAGTGGTAATATCAAACCCGTCCCCGTTTATTGTGGCGGCGTTATCGGTGAATGCGAATCGTACTTTCTTTTGTTCGTTTTCACTTGCACTTAGAGACAACACATCGTGAATGATTGTGCATGGCTTTGACGGGATTGTAAGTTTATATGTGTCGTTATCGTTGTGCTTTATCGTCGTATCTCGATACCGTACAAGTTTTTGCCCATCACTTGAAGCAACCGTCATAGCATCATTATGAAAGTCAAAATGAATACCATTCATTATCGGTCTAAGCTGGTCGTTTGCAACGGCGAAATTCGTTTTCTCTATTGCTTTTGCTATTAGTATATCCGACACCATGAATTCAAACGCCCCTTCCATTGACATCTTTGGCTCTGGAAATTCCGATGCTTTTTCAAACGGCATGGTGAAATGTCCAATTCCATAATTACATGTAACGGTGTGCTTTTCTTCGCTAACCGTCATTGTCACGTCGACGTTTGGTAAGTTTCTTAACGCTTTAAGGAAATAATATGCGTTTATGCAGAACGGCGACAATTCCGCACAACTACCTATGACCTTTAGCCGCATTGATAGCCAAGTTTCCATATTGGCGGTTGTTGCGGTGATATAGTCACCTCCATCGAATTCAAGCTTGATGTCGGAAAGTATCCGTAGTACATTTATTGAATTTATCACCGATGCTAATGTAGTTATATTAGGCAGGACTTCTGCCGTGTTAAATCTCACTCCTGTTTCCATAAATTCTATCCATTTGTTTTCGTTTAATTATTTCTTTCTCCTTGTTCCACGGGCGCGGCGGTCGCCAGCCATGTCGCTTTTACTACCGCGATTAACCGAGCTATTCTTATATACTATTCCGTGCTTTGTATGGCTTGCGTCTTTGCCAACCCGCGAAGCCTTTCCGTATTTCTTGTCGTGTTCGCGGTTGTGCTTTATAAGCTCTTTTCGCTTTTTTACTTGCGACGCTTTCTTGTTATATTTCGCTTGGTAGCTCCTATGCTTTGCGCGCGACCTTGGATGCGTCCTATAGAATCTTGCAGTTCTTGATACCATAGCTAAAATACGTTTTGGTTCTTCTTGTACGAATCTATAAGTTCTTTCAGTTCTCGACGTTTGTCTTTGATTTCCTGTATTTGCTCTTCCGACAGTCTTGGGCATCCTTTGTACCATGATGGGAAGTTTGGAACATCAAGTCCAAGGTCATGTGCATCAAGACTATAGTCATACCACCGTAGCCACTCCTCGAACGCAACACCATTGTCGAGCATATACATCATGTTCTGAAAGTCAATATAGTAATCGCCTATCAATGCGATAGTGCCTACGTCGCCTGCCACCCAAGCATCTTCCTCGCATTGAAGTTCATATTGATAGCAGAAAGCCATTAGGTATTCGTTGCAAGCATTCTCGTAGTTCTCTTTGAGTAGTCTTATATGTGCCTTGTTCAT